AACGGTAACGTACCGGAGACTGTGAAGCCTGCCCCTCTGGCTTAGGAGAATTTAGAGAACCGGGTGGCTGGTCCAGTGGAGGACGGGGTGCACACCGGAGGTTCGAAACCTCCCGGCCCGGAGTTATTAATGGCAGGTAGTCCCGTAGGGGGCGGGAGCGGTCTGTAAAACCGAAGCCGAAAGGCCCCGAAGGTTCGACTCCTTCTCTGCCGACCAAAATGATGGAGAAATGATATGAAGGCGGGCGGAAATGCATTTAAGGTTTGCTTAGAGACATCATCTTCCAGAGAGTATTGCGATTACTCTAGTAATACGAGGCAGGCAGCGCTTCAAAGGTATAGGCGTAAGATGGCTTCTAAGCAAAGGCAGGCAAACTTTGACCGCAAATTCAATGCGATTCGTGAGCTTCCCCTACTTAAGCGCTTGCCTGCACTTATTAGTCTGTTTCGTGAATATGACGTAAAGGTAAAAATAAAAGTTGACAGTGTGTAGCTCAGTAGTGTAGAGTGGGGTCCTTGGAAGACTCAGGTCGCAGGTTCGAGTCCTGCCACACTGACCATTTTGAAAGAGAGATACATTATGAAACATGGTGATTACAAAAGGTTCTTGGAGCTGGAAGAGGAACTGATCAAGGCAGCGGATGTTGCTTGTGGTATCCTATTCCACATCTATAAGGAAGCCGGAGTTAAGACCGTTAGTGATCGGTATACATCTTATAACAAGGTCCCCGAGAATGGTGGCTGGATTGAGGAGTTTAATTCCAAGGGTGTACGGATTTCATGGTATCACGGCGATCAGCCCTTATGTGCCACGATTCCCATTAAGTTCATCTATGAGGAAACTCGGGATCATGCCGCTGATGATCTTCGTGCCGAGTTAAAGCCCATGGCAGATGAAGTAGAGGCCAAGCGCAAAGCAGACCGTGAGCGCAATGCCGCAAATAAAGAAGCCGAAGACCGGGCGCTGTATGAGGAATTGAAGAAACGATTTGAAGAACAATAGCCGGTTAGCTCAGAGGCAGAGCGCCTGTTTTACACACAGGAGGTCGGGATTTCGAAATTCCCACTGGCTACCATTTATCGAAGCTCTTTTGCTAGGCGACTAGACGCAAGGCCCTCTGTTGCAAGCACCTACGTGGCCGTCTAGTATAAATCTTCGATATTCAGTTTCGCATGTGGTACTTGCGCTATAGATACTATGGGAAGTGCATATGTGAAATATAGCCTTAAAGGGGGCTAAGTAAAATACTCGGGGCTTGGGAGCCGCCTTAAAACGCTTCCCTAAATTTTATAGAGCGGTGGCTGAGTGGTCAAAAGCACTCCCTTGCTAAGGGAGAGGCCCTTAGCGGGGTCCGGGGGTTCGAATCCCTCCCGCTCTGCCAAAAAGGAAATATTATGTTGACTAAGGTAAAAGACTTTGTTATTGTTTGTATTGGATGGATTTTAAATATTGCATTTGCTATTGCTTTGCTAGGCCTACTCGCTAAGGCAATAGTTGTAGCAGGGAGTTAAAGAGATTGCCCATGTAAGTGGTTTGAGCGCCGGGTGAGAGCGCAGGGTCTTATGATCCGTGTGAGGGTTGAGAATCCCTTGTCAATCCCATTGGGCATACATTATTGCGGCGTGGAGCAGTGGTCAGCTCGTCAGGTTCATATCCTGAAGGTCGTGGGTTCGAATCCCACCGTCCGCACCCAAATTGACGTAAGGTAGCTTAATTGGTAAAGCCATCCCCTCATAAGGGATTCAATGTCGGTTCGATCCCGTCCCTTACAACCAAAAATCAGTGGGGCCGCATGTACCAAGGGGGCGACAGTGCTTTGCAAGCATAGTGTGAAGGGTTCGATTCCCTTCGGTTCCACCAGAATATATTCCCTTCGGCCCGTCTTGGCGATGGGAGCTGACTGTTAATCAGCCTGCGCTCAGTTCGAATCTGAGGAAGGGAGCCAAAATTAGTTGTTGACTCTGGTATGAGGATGTGATAAACCAGAGTCAACACAGAGGAGAGACATCATGGCTGCATTTTACGACGCTGCATCTTGGGATTTGGGTATTGGCCAAACGGTTCGATGCTACAAGGATGGTCAGGAGATTGTCGGTGTGGTTGTTGATCTGAAACGAGAATTCGTACTGAAGTATGTGTACTTCGAGGATGAGAATGGGGAGGTACACAAGGCGGTACATGATGATGTGTTGATCATTGGGTACCCGAAGAAATAGGATTTATTGATCGGTAGCTCAGTGGGTAGAGCACTCGGTTGAAGCCCGAGGTGTCAGCGGTTCAAGTCCGTTCCGGTCAGCCATTTTTATGGGGGTCTTCGTCTAATGAGAGGATACCGGGCCACCATCCCCGGAGATGCCGGTTCAAATCCGGTGCCCTCGCCATTACATACCGAACGGGTAGCTCAGTCAGGTTAGAGCAGGAGGTTCTTACCCTCCGTGTCGGGGGTTCGAATCCCTCCCCGTTCTCCATTTTTAACCGTCTCTAGCTCAACGAGAGAGCACTACCCGTGGAGGGTAAAGGTTCATGGTTCAAATCCATGGGGACGGACCATTATTATGAGGACGAAATGCTAGGCATCGTACAGGACGCAATTAATAACTTCTGTCGGTATACTATGCCACTGGACGGCGAAGTTGTAGGATCGAGTACGATCAAAGGCCTAACGCCCCGTGACCATGACGTTCTCATCTTGGTAGCTGCGTTTAATAATGAGGCATATAGACGGGCTGGGCTGGAGAGTCCATATGCATGTCAAAAGACATATGGATTAGAAGAGACTAATAATTTTGAGGTCTGGACGGACGAGAAACGTAATGTAGACTTCATTATTACAGATGATCCGGAGATGTATAAGAAATTCAGTGATGCCAATGAGCTTTGTGTAAAGCTCGACCTGAAGAAAAGAGAAGACAGAGTACGATTGTTTCAGTATATTGTATATGGGAATATGACGTAGTGGAGTGTAGCCAAGTGGTAAGGCAACCGGTTTTGATCCGGTGATCGAAGGTTCGAATCCTTCTGCTCCAACCAGCAGATCGGGGTGGTGTAACGGTAGCATGCAGGTCTCCAAAACCTTGCGGTGGGGGTTCGAATCCCTCTCCCTTTGCCAATTGAAGGAAGCATATTATGAACATTAACACAGCGTATTATGGATTGCTCACAACCGATAGGCAAAAACGTCGCTTCCGGTGCATCCAGAAAGTTACCGGCTGGTGCTATAGGAACATCACTTGGGGTTGGTGGTATAACAGGATCAACCACTTTGTTATCATTCCAATTGGAAAAATGTACATTAGGTAGTTGACTTATAAGATCTGTGTGGTATAACTAGATCATCAACTGAGGAGAGGCACTATGACACACACCGTTCGTAAATATAAAGGATACGACATGGTTCATCGTTCTGGTGGCTGGGGCATGAATTATCGTTCTGATGCTACACGAACAATCGGCATCTATACGCCGTCTGGAACTTTGATTGTGAACAAAGCCGGAAACCCTCGCTTGTTTGCTGAATATGATGGAGCGGAAAAGGCGATTGATCGTATCATTGCTGAAAGTAAAAGCTTCTGAAACATTGATAGTGATGTACCGGCTTTGTAACCCGGAAAACTCAGTGCAAATCTGAGCGGAAGCACCAGAGACAGAGGTAGCTTAAAGCGTCACACCGATTTGCAATAGGTGTGGGGCGTGAGAACCCGAAGAGCCGAGATGTACATAGGCTTGAAGTAGGGCTAGAGCACTGGATTGTTAATCTTGTGGTGTGGGTAGAAGTCCCACCCTCTGAACCAATTTGTCAGTAGGAGGTAGGCCTAGAAGTAGCCATCCTTTAAAGAGTTGCGAGTGAGTCCCGTGGTCGGAGCGATCCCAGTGTCCGAACGTATAATCACAGGGGAAAGATAAGTGTAGTTTGCTGGTTATGGTTTAGGGGCGAAGCCCTAGACTTAATTCGCTGAAGGTAAGGGATAGAATAGGCGAAGACGATCAGTAAGACCCTTAGAGCATTTGGTGTAGGAACACACTATTGACAATACCAATATGGGGATGTGGTGGAATTAGGTAGACACGATGCACTTAGAATGCATTGCCTTGCGGCGTGGGGGTTCAAGTCCCTCCATCCCTACCAAATTATGGGGACGTGGTGAAACTGGCAGACACGCCAAACTTAAAATTTGGTGCTTAGGCGTGCGGGTGCGAGTCCCGCCGTCCCTACCAAAATAAATGCAAAAAGGTAGTTGACTTATAAGATCTGTGTGGTATAACTAGATCAACAACGAGGAGATTGATTATGTCTAATACACCATATCTAGATGATTACTGCCGTGAGTATCCGGATGTTGCATATGCGGTTGCATTTGCCAAAGAGGCGCACGCTGGTCAGAAATATGGCGATGGCGACTACTTTGAAGATCATGTGGCCCGAGTTGCAGAACGAGTTGCGGCTGGGGGCTGGACCGAAAGTGCTGTGATTGTTGCTCTTCTTCATGATGTGGTTGAGGACACTGAAGTTACTCTTCAGGAAATTAATGATACTTTCGGTATGGGGGTATATCTTGGTGTTCGGGATATGACTCACGACGATGACCGGTCATATATGAACTATCTGATGGATATCCAAAACTGGACCGCTATCGTTACTAAGTGTGCAGATATGACAGAAAACCTCTCAAACAACCCGTCTGAGAAAAACCGCATGAAATATGAAATGGGTCTGGATTATTTGCGTCGTGAGCATCCACGGTATACTTAGTTTTAAGCCCGTCTAGCCCGGCATCGGCTACGAACCGATGAGCCGTAAATGGAGCTGAAAATGGGAGTTCGAGTCTCTCGACGGGTGCCATTATTTAGAAAGAGAGTTAATTTATTATGACAAAGAACATTGACAAGCTGATCCAATTCCTGCGTGATGAAACCATTGCGTTTTCAATGGCATACTGGTTTGAGAAATATAACTCTCAATCAGAACAATACGAATTTTATTGTGAGGAAATCGGCAAGCACGAGTATGAAAAATTCAATACATGTGGCACTGCTGCATGTATTGGTGGATCTGCTTCTTTTTTGATGGCCGAAAGCGGTGTCTTGGATAACACAGTGGCCGAGGCCGGTGACCTCGAAACTTACTCTGAAATTTTTAAATGGATCGTGGACGGTGTTCCTAATGATCCATACTCGAAGTATGAGCCAGTCGAATTGTTCGAGCCTGAACATGATGAAGCTGACTATTCTGCTTTTCCCCGACCCGGCAATAACTCATTTATTGAGCGTGCTAAGGCAATTCGGGTTCTGGAACACCTTCGTGATACAGGCGAGATTGACTGGTCCCTGTAAAATATAAATGGATGGCTAAGCCGAAAGATTCTGGGTAGCGGCAGCGCTCTTGAAAAGCGAAGGTCCACGAGAGTGGTCGTGGGGGTTCGAATCCCTCGCCATCTGCCAGATTTTTGTAATGGAGAAATAAAATGCAAACATTGTTTGTTCTTAACGCTGATTATGCTGATGAGTTTGACTGTGAGGAGTATCTGATCAGTGAAGACCCCAACGACGCTAACCTTGCTGAGTTCATTGAGCGTATCGAAGACGAAGAGGAATTCTACTTCGGCACCAACGAGCAACTGTATGGGAGTGACGTCAAAGAAGGACTGACCATCAAGCTGATCACTGATGAAGAAGCTGAGTTGCTGAAAAGCATCCTTGGTCGAAACTTTGGTACCGGCCCGCTCTATCCCGTGGTTGATCACCTTGAAGGACTGCGGAGTTCATAATGGCTGACATTGAAAACTTCAAGCTGGACCTGCGTCAGCTTGAGCCGGGAACACGCTTCTTCGATGCTGAATATGTGTTTCATGATCCCCCGGAACGCTCCACTGATATTCTTATTGACGTAGACGGCAATAAGTGGTATCGTAAGGATCGGCATATGAAGATGTGGACGGTCAAAGAGTATGAAGTTCGGGGTAGTGCATCCAGATTCATTACTGTTGATGATGACGCACCCGAACAGGTGGCTCAAGAAGTAGCCAATTGGGTAGAGTGCGACTTCTATGTCCGGGACGTTGAGACCGGAGAAGATACGCTCATGTACCCCGAGAGAATTGGTGCTTCTCTCGAACTTGAGCCTTTGAAGGAGGCTGCTGAAGTTGCCAATCGTGATCATCACTGAACCGGTCGCCAAGTCAGGTTAAGGCAGGAGGTTTTTACCCTTCTATTCGGGGGTTCGAATCCCCCCCGGTTCTCCAATTTTTAGCATGGGATATAATATGGAAGACTATTTGGGTAACCCTCTCAAAGAGGGTGATGAAGTCCTTTATCCTACGAATGTGTACGGGAAGGGTCTGATCCTGAAGAGGGCGAGAATCAAGAAGCTCACCAAAGTTAAGATCAGACTTGAGGGCAACCACCTTAAGCATCCCCACCAAGTGATCAAGCTGACTGGTCTTGATCACGAAGTCCCAACCTCACCCCGAGAGTGGGACTATTTTCCGATTCTCATGATCACTGACGCCGATGGCAAAGGCCCGGCTGATATTAGCGAGGCCTCATCTCTCAACTTTGAAGTCTGGCGTGCTTCTGATCTGCAAACCGTTGCGGTTCACAATAATGTTCCGGATGCAATTCAAGACGCACTTGAAAGGACCATCTATGAACGAAAACAATGGGACTCCTGAGGAAGCCTAAGAAGTAAGTACCGGTGTAATTAGATCTGAACAAAGGCTTGACAAACGCCGTGAAATCTGGAATGATGCGTCCGTACTAGACAAGATGGGCCGTCAACGGCATCGTCACCTTCAAAGAGAAAGGGCAAAGTATGAGTAATCTTTTTAAGGGGCTGTCAATTCTGGCACTCCTTCTCGCTGGCGACATTTATTTCCTGAATGTCGCTTTGGGCTTCATGCTGAATACCGACAGTTCGTTGCTCGTGTTTCTAACGCCGATTGCTTTGGTTGCAGTCGTCTTCGGTAACATCTTCGTATACAACAAGTTTGTAAAAGGAAATCTTTATAATGTGGAATAGTCTTCGTAATTTGGGCATTGTTGCCCTCGCATCCATGGCCATTGTTGGCTGTGGACAAGTAACTGCCGGTAATGTCGGTGTCAAGGTTCAGAACCTTGGATCTGACTCTGGTGTTCAGGAAGAAGAAGTTGGTGTTGGTTATGAGTGGCTTGGTCTGGGTACTGACCTTTACATCTTCCCGACCTTCGAACAGAACTATGTTTGGACCCGTGATCGTGCAGAGGGTTCTCCCAATGACGAATCTTTCACGTTCCAAGATGTTGACGGTCTGAGCATTAGTGCTGACATTGGCATCAGCTATCAGATTGTACCCGAACGTGCATCGGATCTGTTCGAGACATATCGTATGGGCATCGAGGAAATTACCGACCAGCGTATTCGTAATATGGTCCGTGATGCACTCAATGGTGCGGCATCCAATCGTACCGCCGAAGAAATCTATGGTGCGGGGCGTGTCGAAATGATGACCGAAGTTGAGGTTGCTGTTCGAGAACGTCTTGAGCCCCAAGGTATCATTGTAAACGACATTTACTGGATCGGTTCTCTTCGTCTCCCGCCGCAGGTAGTTGCAGCTATTGAAGCCAAGGTCCGTGCTGACCAAGAGGCCGCACAGCGTGAAAATCAGATTGCTACGGCAGAAGCCCAAGCGCAAATTGAAATTGCTGAGGCCAACGGTCGTGCCGAGTCTATGCGTCTGGAAGCCCAAGGGCGAGCTGATGCCCGCCGTATTGAAGCCCAAGCCGAAGCGGATGCTCTTCGAGTCCAAGGTGAAGCTCTGTCTGAGAACCCGGATATCATCACACTGAACGCAATCGAAAGCTGGGAAGCCGCTGGTGGCCCTATGCCTAATGTTTGGGTCCAAGGTGACTCTGGTTCCGGTACACTGCCGATTCTTGATCTGGTAGGCGGCAATACAAATAATAACTAATGTATCTGATCATTTCTGCCATCATCTTCGTAGCTGCCGTTTGTTTCGGCAGCTACGATCCAGAGACTGCCGAAAGGCTTTCTGATGGCGATCTTTCAATTTATTATTTCTATTCCATTGGAGTTGCTATTGCGTGGCCGGTATTCATCATTGCCATTATCTTCGGTGTCCTTGGATATGGTGCGTATCTAATCGGAAAACGACTTCGAAAGAAGTAAGGTAATATTCCCTTGGTGAAACCGGATATCACGTGGGATTTCTACTCCCAAGTTCAGGGTTCGAGTCCTTGAGGGAATGCATTCAAAGAGGGGTGTTCATTGGAGCACCCCTCTTTTTTATGAAAAAAGTAGTTGACTTCCTCGTTCGGTATGGTATTGTACATTCAACAACGAGGAGAGACATCATGGATTGTGAAATCACGAACATCACCGACCCCCGCTACAAGAAAGCTGATGGCACCGGTTATGCGAATGGACAGTCCGGATATCACCTTGAATGGTGGTATGATCGTTCCTATCGCCTCTGGACTGTTTATACGGCTGATGCGGAAGGAAACCAAGTTGGTGATGCTGCATACGGCCCTCGCTGCGCCATGCCTGCTATCATGCAATCCCGTCTGGAAGCGATTGCTGATGGTGGTGGTCTCGGGATGGAATATGTAGACTAAGCCCTTGTGGGCAAATTTGGTAAAGTCGCCCCATTCAAACTGGGGAGTTATGTAGGTTCGAGTCCTACCAAGGGTACCAATACGAAAGAGAATGTGATGACAATGACACTGCAAGAGCGCATCAACAAAAACTCCGCTAAGCTGGAAAATATGCGTGAAGAATATAAGGCTCTGGGCGAGAAGATTAAGCACAAGGCTGATTACGTCCAGAAGCTAACCGATGAATACATGGCCGATGATTACCAGAAGTATTTGTCATGCACGTTCGAGACTGCGGATTGGGATTATATTCTGGATGAGAAAAACTCTCCGTTTACTCGCAAGTATGACCACGAAGAGTATACTGCTGCTACCAAAAAGTTCAGCGAGCTGTTCGGCTATGAGCACAGCCTCCGACTTGCCAACTGGCATCGTGAATATCGTCTGTTCTGGAAGGGTATTTCGGGTATCTATCTGAATTCGAAAAATCGTGATGCCTTTATCGAGGCGGTGAACAAGTCTCGCAGGGTTTTCCCCGCACCGTCTAGCATTGCCGTGGAAACTCTGGAAACCTTTGATGACGGTCGTGACCTCACTGATTATATCATCATCGACATCATGACCGAAGACCTGTCAGAGAGTGGAATTGTGTATCTGTTCGCTCACAAGACAAAAGAGAAGTTCGTGTTCGGTAAACTTACGTATGGTATGTATCAAGAACACAAATATACCGAAGACTTGAATGAGATGGCTGATTGGATGATTGCCAAGGGTCATGTATATGGAGAGCACCAGTCATGACACGTGAAGAATTGATGGAGAAGATCGAGAATTTTCTTGATGATGCTGGTACCTACCAGACTGATCCTTGGCCCGATCTGGAATTTGAAGATGTCTGGGATGTTGAAGAACTATTTGAAGACATTCTGGAATTCAAATATGGCAGTGACATCGATGGTGACTGTGTGATGCGCTGTCGGATTTGGAACCGGAAGCTTCATGAGTTTATGGACTACCCGCAACCCAAGCTACAGGATGACATGTCTATGGAGGATATTGTCCGCCTAACAGAAGGTCGAACAGATGCCGTCAGTGTTGCTGAGTACCGTGTAAAGGAAGGCCTGTTTAATATCCGTCGCCGCCTTAAGGAGATGAATTCCGATGACTAACCATCCACTATGGCTTCGAGTCACTAAAGATTTCTCTAAAGAGGAACACAACATCCTCCTTGAGATCATGGTCGAGCAGTATGGGCTCAAGGAGGACTTGATGAATATCAATATCCTTGAGATTATTGCGGCACGAAATGTGTCAGATATCAACGACGAGCTGACCGAGAAAATTCTAGGTCTCCTTAAAGAAGGCAAGAAAATCGAGGCCATCAAGAAATATCGTCAATCCTACGGAGTTTGTCTGAAAGATGCCAAGGAAGCAGTTGAGGACTTGGACGACAAACATAACCCAATTTTCTAGGAGAAATATCATGAATACAAAATACTTTCTTGAAGGCTACTATTCCTTCCTTTCCTCTCCATTTTTGTTGGAGGTTTCTTTGGCTGGACTTTTGCTACTCTCTTCATCCGTGGCAATATCAGCGTTGCATCTGTATATACCATCTCGTACTTTGTGACGGTTCTACTGGTCTCAGCTTTCTTCTAATAACACCATGCCGGTGGCAGAGCGGTCAAATGCGCCGGATTGCAAATCCGGTTCCGATTAGGATACGAGGGTTCGAACCCCTCCCGGCATTCCATGGATTATCATGATTGTAAACACTTTGTATCGTGACGACTATACATACGAGGAGCTACTTGAGATTGGCACTCGCTATAGGGTTCATATTTTGTCCACAGTGACAGATGATCGGCGCAAAGGATCTCTTCACAGGTTTGCGTCTTGTTGTCAGGAGTTACCTGATGGAAAATACAAAATATTTTATATCTCGTTAGTAGATGTGCTCAATAAGGCAATTGGAGTTGAATGATGCAACAGGTATATATTGATTATGTCAGCGATTGTGATAACCATCATGATGATGGTGATGGATCGCCATACAGCCACACATGGCAAGAATACAATAGCTACTATGGCTACAAGGCCATGTTGGAGAAGCGCAACTTTGCCGAAACACATCCCTTGATTGCCGCTGACGCCTCTGTTGGTGACAAAATCGGTATCGTCATTATTCGCTACGGCCATGGTGATAGCTTTGGGTGCTCCGAGGGTAATGAGGATGTCCTGTGGGTTGGTGATGTTAATCAAGCCTCTGAGGTATGTGAGCTGGTGCACAGCATCTTCGTCTCTAAGGATGGAGACACAAGGGGTCGCCGCCGTCTAAGTATTGAAGGTAAGAATCGCCACAGCGTAGACGGTGCCAGCATTACTTTGCCCGGCCATGACCGCCCAACATACATGGGTACCTATGATGACTACTTTGGCGGATTTGAGGATTGTCGGGTTGAGATTGTCCCCCTGCAACCATAGGAGTTATCATGGAACGTACAAATATGATTTCGGTATGCAAGAATGTAATTGCATCCAACAACAAGAATGGGTGGTCTGATCCCAAGCCTGCTATCCGGGTATCTGGTGCCAAGTATGGCAAAGTTCTACGCCGAGCACATGAGCTTGACATTCTGGACAAGGATGGTAATGTGGTTGCTACGGTAATTTCTAGCACTGATGGCGAGCCGGTTATTGGATGTGGTGCTAAGGTTGCCATTGTTACCAAATATGATACCAAGGTGAGAAAATGATCAATCTGTCTGCACGTGCTTGTATTATGTTCTATATGGTAATGTCCAATGTGCCAATTTTGATTATAGCGACATATGCATTGACCGAACTGATTATGATGGCTGTTAATGGTATGCGGGTTGTGGTAGCTGAAGCTAAGACTATGGAGGTAGTCATGACTTCTGATTCCCCGTACGACATGCCGAAAAAATATAAATCTTTATATTTCGCACTTGTCAAGCAGGGCAAGGTGTGATATAACATGCGTACAAATTGAGGAGACATCTATGACTGACATGATTGAACGCCCAACTGTAAAGGATTTCTCGGAGTGGCACATTGCCCGCCGTGGTGAACAGAATTCCTATGCAGATGATGTTGCTCCTGTTATTAAGTGTCGGGATGGTTCAGAGCTGTCTGTGCAAGCATCACAGATTCACTACTGTACTCCTCGTGAGACCATGATTGGCAACGACGAGTTCTACACCGCATACGAGGTGTACGACTTCGAAAATGAAGATGAACCCCGTGGACAAGTTCCGGCTGAGGAAGTTATCGACATGATCATGAAGCGTGGGGGTCCGATCTAATGGAGCCCGCCCCCGAAGACCTGAAGCGCTTGCTCTGCAATGGGCTAGTGGAGATCACATTCCGCAAGAAGAACGGTGAAGTGCGGGTGGCTTTGGCTACCCTTTGTCCCAACCTGATCCCTGACGAATACAAGCCGAATGGAACAGGTGGAAATTATACCGACAATCAGCTGCGTTTCTTTGAATTCGATGCAAATCAGTGGCGGTCTTGCATCGTACAGAACATCATTATTGTCAACACACAACCGGAGACCTGCCAATGACTTGGCTCGATACGGACTACAATTTAGGAGGCATTGGCCAGTTAGTGGGTAAGACCTTGACCGGCATCATCCATGAAGATGAAAATTATGAAGACCGCCTGTTTTTCCGTGATTCTGATGGTAACGTGTATATCATGTGTCATCATCAGGATTGCTGCGAGACCGTTAGCATCGAAGACATCTATGGTGACTTCGATGATCTTCTGAACACGCCGATCCTTGTTGCTGAAGAGCGCACTTCCCGTTTGGGAGATGATGGCTTTGAAGCAAAGTGCGAGTATGAAGAGTCTGCCACATGGACATTCTACACTCTACGTACCATCAAGGGTACAGTGGATATTCGCTGGTATGGTAGTTCCAATGGATACTACTCGGAGTCTGTGGACTTCTACTGCCTTGACAACCCCGAAAGTTTTATGGTGAAGTTTGATGACTAATCTTACACAGAAGAACCTTGAGGTAATGGCCCGCCTTACTGCGGATGCGCAAGCACGCATGAATGAGGCCCTTGAATTTGCACGTAAGAACAACCTTCCTGTTCCTGCGTTCAATGTTGCATCCAATGTAGTCCAAGAGGACTGGGATGCGTCTTGTGAAGAAGATTGGGAATCGTCTTGGGACGATTCTTATTACTAAGGAAAACACAATGGGAATTTATGTAACTGTAAACTCTACCGTTGAATACGGTACGCCAGAATATGAAGCAGCCAAGGCCCAGCTTCAAGAAAAGGTTGATGCCTTTAACGCTGCACTGGATGAGGCAATTGAGATTGCCAATCAGTATGGGCTGGAGTTCCATATCGAGCCGACCTATGGTATGGGCGGAACCTATTCCGGTCAAGGTAAATCTGAGAGCCCCGAACGTGAATATGACGAATGGGATGATGATAGCTGGGGCTGGTACGCTTCATCTCAAAGTTGCTAGGATTCTGTTATGAAAAAACTTACAACGAAGTTCACAACCGTAACCAACCATACAACTCGAAAAAACAAGGTTCATGAAGCGGGATCTCCCGAAGAAGCAAATACTGTTTCTCATCTAGCGTTAATGGTTGAACAAGCCCATATGGCGCTGAAAGCTGCTCAAGATTATGCCGATTTGCATGGATTGCAGTTTTATTGGAACCCGGACTCCGAATATAACAATTCGGCATATCTCCATGGGCATTATCAGGGCCGAGGAAACTCTAGCAAACATAGTCCTACGTCTGCGTATGATTGGTATGACTATACCACCGAAACAGAAGATGGGTGGGGCTGGTATACATCTTCAGATGCCTGTTAGTATCTGTTGACGAGATATAGCTCATGATATAAATAGGGAGTAGAGGTTGTTATGGTTGATACACTTTTGATTGGATCTGTCGCCCTGAAACGTCATGGGCTTCTTAATCGTAAGCCTATGGATCGGGATTTAATTGTGCGCCCGCATGTGATGCAGAACACGATTGCTGATCCTGATCTAACGGTTATGTATGTAAATGGTTCTCATATTGCAGTTTGGCCTAAGGCTGGTCAGCAATTTGGAATTGTTGACATGGAGGTGGCGTGGCCGGGGTCTACTGCCGAAGAACTTCTTGATATGGCTACAGATAAAGTCGCTGACTTGAACACTCTGTATGCTCTCAAGATGTCACACAGGTTCAAGAAGGACTCGCCTCACTTCTATAAGACCATGGCAGATATCAGGCATATGCGTGCTGCCGGTGCTTTTATCCCGGCTGAAATGCAGGACTGGTATAAGCGTCGTGAGAAAGAAACGTATACTTATGCACATCCGAAGTTGAACCAGTCTAAGGCCGACTTCTTCACCGACGATGTACCATACACATGGGACCACGATGATATCCACAAGGTGGTGGCTCGTGGAAATCGCCCGGCATATCTTGAGTATATTGTACCGGGAGAGGAAGTAAAATGTTCTCGGGAAATGTTTGAGAATTGCTCCTCTCAGACCCGCCTCAACGGAGTATATGAAGAGTCAATGGTGCTGGCTATTGAGCGCAGCATCTACCCATATGAAGTCAAAGGCCCGGAAGGCTGGGAGAAATCCTTCCGGTTCGCACTGATGAAGGTTTGCACGTCTATCACATCTGGTTGGTTTCGTGAGTTTGCATGGGAAAACCATGACGAGGTTGCAGATATGTTTGATTATGAACGTGAGAGCCATCTATGGGAACAAGCCTTGAAATACAACGAAGTTGGGCCATATACAAGGACATGAATATGGACGAAGATGAATACTATCAGGACGTACTTGATTTTGAAGAGGAGTATATTGACGTGAATCAGTTTGTTGATGACTATGAAGAAGATGAGGGTATCTATGAAAGCCTTGAAAAGCATTCTTAAAACATCAGCTGTGCTGTACATTTTCTTCCTATTGTTCGGTGCACTGTCATGGATCTTTCAGGCTATTGTTTTCGCTCCGGGATTTATTTGGCTGTTCGCAATTTGTGTACTCATTTCAACATGCGTATACCTATTTGGAGATAGAACTTGACGTTTGTAACACTAAATGCTAATACGCTGCTAGACATTCTGGGAGAAGCTGGAAAGTTTTATTCCGAAAACACGTGGCAGTATAAGCGTATCGAGAAGCTCGAAGCCGCCGCAACATTAGCTTCCGATCAAAACATCGGAAACGGAAACATCAACGTTTCCGTAGAGGACATTCAACTTTTTTTGAAGCCGGAGGTTGACACCTCTACATAAAGGGGATATAACATGCGTAGAAGAAACGTTATTGCCATGGACCTGCACACTCCGAAGTATCGGAAAAGGGTGATCAAGCATAAGAAGCGTGAGGCTTCTAAAAAAGCTTGCCGGGGCAAATACAAAGGATAGTTTTAAATGTCTTTCGCTTTTGCAATTGTTATCCTCTTTGCCGCTGTGATCATCGGCGGAAGCATTTGGTCTCGGGTCCAAGAGCTGGAATGCATCTGGGTTCGTCTCCTGAACAATGCTCAAGGTGATCGCCTCCTTCGTCTCAAGGCTTGGAGCCGGACGAAGGAACTCCACGGAATTGGCTTCACGATGGCACAGGCTTGTGCTGTTCTGGAAGACATGCAAATCCGTGGCATTCGTTAAACGCCAGTAAGGCACCAACATAGCAATGGAGATTGCGATGGCAGACGTAGCCATTTTTATTGGCAGGTTTCAACCTGTCCACTACGGCCATATTGCTGTAGCTAAGAGAGCCCTTGAGCGTCATGGGCATCTGATTATCGGCATCGGTTCGTCTAACCGATCACGCCGGACCAAAAACCCCTTTACATTTGAAGAACGCAAGAAGATGTGGGAGAAGTGCTTTTATCACGAAGGCATTGACAAGCACACGTTTTCCTTTGTGCCTCTGGATGACATCATGTACTCTGACAACGAATGGGTTGCTCAGGTGCGTCACCGTGTCAATGAGGAACTGCGCCGCAACTTCAAGGACACCGAAGTCTCTGTGGCTCTGACTGGCCACGAAAAGGACACGTCCTCTTACTACCTGCGATTCTTCCCCGAGTGGGAATCTGATCTGATCCCCAAGGGATTTGACACAATGGAAGCTACTCGCATCCGAGAACGTTTTTACAAGGAATTCCGGAGAGGTCGTAATGGATATATTTCAATGGACAAACACTATGGCGATGAAGATTTTCGAGGCCTCCCTGCGTTCTCGCCGGTTTGGGAACCGGAGTTCCAGCGAGTCCTAATGGATCTTGCCGATGAGTGGGATTTTGATCAAGGATATGACCCGTCTAAGTATCCAGTAAACGTCCTGACCGTGGATGCTGTTGTTGTTCAGAATGGTCACGTCCTGACTGTCCGCCGCAAGAACCTGCCGGGTAAAGGCCTGATGGCTCTTCCGGGTGGTCATATGGAACAAGGTGAAACCCTCCAAGATGCAATGCTGCGAGAACTTCGGGAAGAGACAAGAATTGACTTGTCAGACCGTGTACTCCGTGCTAATATAAAGGCTAATGAGGTTTTTGATGATCCGGGTAGATCTACTCGTGCACGTGTTGTCACCCAAGCATACCTGATCAAGTTGCCGGACGAGCCGACATTTGTGAAGGTCAAGGGTGCTGATGATGCCGAGAGTGCATTCTGGACTCCTCTGAGCGAAGTTCGCTATGAGGACTGGTTCGACGACCATGCGGCAATTATTAGGCGAATGACAGCGGGACTGTAGGAAATTATTATGACTAATCTATATGAAGAGACTCTGGAAACCATCTATAATTTGGGTTACACCCCAGACGACATTGTACATATCGGCAATGAAGCGTATGGATGCACTTGGAAGGAGTTTGTTTCTCTTGCCGACTTTACATATTCTAGTGGATTTGGTTCTGCTAAAGTTGCGACCGATCTGGTGATCGTGTTTGATGACGGTTCGTATTTGTCAAGGGGTGAATATGATGGTTCCGAGTGGTGGGAATTTCATACAACACCTACTATCCCCGAAAACCCAAAGTCCATTCAGTCCTTGGGTGGGGAAGGATTTCTCTGGGTTAGAATTGCGGATATTAATGAGGACTAGGCTATGACCGCATCGATCAGAATTCAAAGCCTAGCAGCATTTCTGTGTTTGGAGTCTGATACCAACTTCGGTCAACCTGAAGATTGGGATGGGTCATGGGAGAACTATGACCCAACCTATCAGGTTCCGAGCCCCGAAGAGTTTACGGCTCGTGCTAGAGACTTCCTTCATGCTATGGAGTATGTATTTCCTCGCATCAGTGACACAATGGATTCAGAAGAACTCATGACCGTCTTCTATGATGCGGGTAAGTCTTTTTATGGAAAAGCAAATCTGCGTACGTTTTTCCGTGATATCTATTTGGTGTTGACAGGTCGTCCTGATGGTGCTAGGATCGGTCTGTTGGTGGACATCTGGGGTTGTGATCAGTTCCGTGAACGTATCAGCGTTCGCCTTGGAAACATTTTGGAGAATTAGCGTGAAAAATGTATATGTATATGTAGTTTTTAAAGATGCCGATTTTGTTGAGGGCCGTGGCCCAATGCGGGTGCATCTGATTTTCTCTAAGTTTGAAGATGCTCATAATTGGATTATGTCCCAAAAAGGAATTATGGGCACTGAACAGAGTCAAGGTGTTTCTGGTAACAGCTCTCGTTGGAGCTACAATGGGTATGCCATTCATAAACACAAGGTATACGAAGATTCGATTTCCATCATTCAAGCAGCAGAGCGCAAAAAGGAACTCGAAAAACAAATTGAAGAGCTGAAAGAGGAGCTGGGGGCAATATCCAATGTCTGATTATTTCATCGAAATGAAAGCCAGCGAAGTTCTGGCTCTCGCCGATCCTCTGTATGACAACTATCTTGACTTTGTTGAGACGTGTCTTGCAGGTGCTGTGGAAGAATATATGAATGATACTAAAATTCGTGATGGTAAGGTTTGGGGTATATTTGATAAGTATCGCAGACCAACCGTTGCTGAGGCCAAACTAGGCATCTTTAATGCCTCCCCTTACTTCCATTCGCAGCTTGGAACATATGCAGATGATGCATATAAGCATGCAAAAAACAAATATGCAGAAGTTATTGCAATTAGGGAGTCGGCTATGGAACTACAGCCCGATGACCTTATCCTTGTTTCTGGTCTAACCCACCGGAAACTTCACCGCCAGTAAGGCACAACACAAAACTAGTGGAGACTAGATATGCACTTTCATCCTAACCCAATCCTTCGTACAGACTCGTACAAAACCTCTCACTACCTTCAGTATCCTGATGGTGCTGAGATCGTGAACTCGTATATCGAGGCCCGAGGATGTGACGTGGGTTGGACCGAAACTGTTACACTTGGTGTGCAGGCGTTCGTTCAGCAATACCTGATGGACCCGATCACCCAGTCCGATATTGATGAAGCCGCAGAATTCGTGACGGCTCATGGCCTGCCGTTCAACCGTAAGGGATGGGAAATCATCCTCAACGAATATAATGGCTATATGCCACTTGTGATCGAGGCGCTACCGGAGGGTACCGTTGTGGGTCTCAAGAATGTACTGGTCCAGATGCAGAACACAGACACTCGTCTGCCATGGCTGACCAGCTATTTTGAAACCGCTCTTCTGCGTGCCGTATGGTATCCAACCACGGTCGCTACGCAAAGCCGGGAGATCAAGAAGACCATCATCGGTCACCTTGAGGCCACGGGATGTTCTCGTGATGCCGTGAACTTCATGCTCCATGACTTTGGCGCACGGGGTGTGTCCTCTTCCGAGTCTGCGGGTATTGGTGGTTTCGCTCATATTGTGAACTTCATGGGTACGGACACCATGGAAGGCATCCAGTTTGGGCAGCAATACTATGGTGTCACCGAGATGCCTGCGTTCTCTGTACAGGCTACGGAACACTCCACGGTGACCAGCTGGGGTCGAGACAACGAAGCGGCTATGTACCGCCGGTGTATCGAGGCCAATCCGGGTAATGGCGCAATTACGTCTATCGTCTCGGACAGCTATGATATCTACAATGCATGCGCCAACATTTATGGTGAAGAGCTATATGATGAAGTGATCGCTCTGGGTGAACGTGGTGGCCGTCTGGTTGTCCGTCCCGACTCCGGGGATCCTACTGTGGTCCCGGTGGAATGTGTCAAGCTTCTGGCTGGCAAGTTCGGTTCGACGACGAACGGCGCTGGCTTCAAGGTGCTGCCAGATTTCATCCGGGTACTACAGGGTGACGGTATCAATCAGGATAGCATTGACGCTATCCTGCTGAACCTTGCCAAAGAAGGCTTCGCTGCTGAGAACATGGTGTTCGGCATGGGAGGCGCTCTTCTGCAAGGCATCAACCGTGACACTCTCAAGTTTGCTATGAAGGCTTCGGCCATTCGTATCAATGGTAAGTGGCAGGATGTCTACAAGGACCCTCGCCATGGCGGCAAGACTTCCAAGCGTGGTATCCTTGCATACGTAGACGGGGATACTGTGCGGTATGAGGGCAAGACAGAGCTGAAACAGGCTTATCGCTGTGATAAGCGAGAGGGCTCCAATGTTACCCGCCGTCATGCCACTTTCACCAATCTGGATGAAATTCGGACCCGTGCCGCAATTTAATTTCAGAAAAGTAGTTGACTAATGAAAAAGCCTCTGGTAATGTCTCTCCAACGTTGGGACACAAACCAGAGGCTTTTTGCTATGTCTACTGCCATTTATGCCGACATCATTTCTAGAATTGACCCTACCATCAATCCGTATGGTGTTCAGGGTAGCATCCGTCTCGCCAACCTTCGCATGTCCTCTATGTGGGAATTCCAGTTCGAGGAAGAAATCGAACTTGCAAAGCAACTGCATGCTCAGGACCCCGAGTTTCTTCGCAGTGCTGCCTCTAGTTTTGGTATGGCTGATGAATTTGACTCATGGGAGAAAGCTAATAATGACTGAGAACTCACTCTGGAAAGTACTCCGCTCTCTGATCAAGGACACTCTGCGCCTGTGGTCAGAGATGGAAAAAGACAGTGACGCTGTTGACAAGAACCTTGCCGACATGGTAAAGAACCTTGAGTCCGCACTGGCGACTGCTAAGGAACTTCAAAGGAAACGCAAGTGAACATCTTTTTTCTTCACCCTCTCCCGTGGGCGGCTGCTCGTATGCACTGTGACGAACACGTTCGCAAGATGATCATCGAGTATGCTCAGCTTCTGTCCACTGCTCACCGTGTGTTGGATGGAAAAGAGTACTATGACAAGACCGTCAATGGTCGCCGTATCAGGCGTTGGCTTCTTGACGATCCTCTCATGGAAGCGGAAGTATACAAGGCTACTCATGTCAACCACCCGTCTGCTGTGTGGGTGCGTGAGAATGCTGACAACTACCAGTGGGTTCTGTCGTGCCTTGAGGAGCTGGCTAGTATCTATACCGATTGCACAGGTAAGATTCACAAAACAATGGAAGTGGTCAATTCCCACCTTCACATGCACCCTAGTAACATCACACCCGGCCCCGATGATATGAAGTTGTCACCGCCCCCTGCATGTGTGCCTGATGATCTCAAGGTTGGCGATGCTAAGTCTGTGGAAGAGGTGGTGGAAAGCTACCGTGCATACTACCGCCGTGACAAGGCCAAATTTGCCACGTGGAATTACTGCCCCGACTGGACAATTTCGATGTCCAATTCCAACAAGGACTATATGAAATATGTGCTATCTTGATCCATACCCGTACACCGTCTACTACATGGGTGCCAATGTTCGATACAATATCAGCTACCGAGGCAGCATTGATTATCATCACGATGATATTGATCATGTCGATTCTGACATCGATAATCTCACTGGCGAAGTGCTGATGGAAATTGTTGAGAACTCCAAAGAATTAAAGGAGCCGACCAAGGCCGTGCTCCTTCAACTTATTAAACGTTCTTTTGATCTCGAATATTAAGATAGACCAGACGTACCAATACGATATGATACAGGGCCGGATGTAAAGGCGCTGCAATTTAAACGATATTTAACTTTCTTCTCTGGTTCAAAGATAGCAGTAGATTCGTCAGATGTGAATGATTGTCGGATTTCCCAAGTAGCCCCATCATCGAAAGACCGCTCAAGATCAACAGTAGCGGTGCCGCTATTGAAGTCAAGGGAAACGTTGAAATAGCGAAGTAGGTAGTGCTCCGCAGATGTACCCGTAGCAGAAAAACTTCCATTAATCTTAGTTGACATTGTATAATCCTTGTGGTATGTAGAGGTCAATTATATTTATAGAGGATGTGAATTCATGGAACTGTCTATCACAAAGCGGGTCACCCACTATGTTAATTTTTACACATGGGGGGAAAACGTTGGCCTCAGCCAATATATTCAGCATACACTTGGATTGGAGTTTGAGCCCGATCTTTTTGGGGCTAAAAATCACAAGAGTTATACCTTCGATGTGAAACGCCCTGAGCCCGGCTCTTACATCGAAAAGAATGGTATTGAAGTTGTGAATACTCTTCGAGAAAAAGGGCAAATCGAGGTCTATCGATTGGGAAGTGTTCTCAATTATTTGGCAGAGGCCTTTGATCTCCCGGAAGGTATTTATTCTGTAGAGGTGAGCTGGTAATGAATAGAAAAATTTATAAGCGAATTGACTTGACATCAGGAGTCATTGGCTGTAGAGTTCGGGACGTAATTGACTATCTGCAAGATATCGCCGAAGAGTTTGGTGATGATATGGATATTGATTATGACACCGAAATTAGTTGGGACGGTGATACTCATTTTATGGTAGTGCTTGATTATTACCGAAATGAGACCGAAGAAGAGCGCCTTGAGCGTGAAGGCAAGGACCTCAAACGCCAGTATGAGCAGGGCAAAAATGCTCTCGACTACATGCGATCTTCCGGCATTAATCCTACCGAGAAACAGGAGGCGTGTGTGGAAGATATGAAACAGAAAGCAAAAGACGCAGGAGCGATCTAATGGGTTTTTTCATTATGGACTTCGATGGAACTTTGGCTAACATCGAGCATCGGGCTCATTATGTCCGTGATGGTAATCGCCAATGGGATAAGTTCTTTGATGAGTGCGACAAGGATCTTCCCGAGAAGGAAGTGATCGCTGTTCTCCGGGCGCTGTGTGATGCTGGCCATCGTGTTGAGATTTGGTCTGGTCGTTCCGATGCTGTTCGGGAAAAGTCCGAAGACTGGTTGGATAAGCATGTCGGCCATGTGTTGGATCGGAATGGTGACAATTTCGTCCCCGCATCTTCTTTGCTGAAGCGTATGCGTCCTCACAATGATTTTCAGTCTGATGTTGAGCTGAAGCGCAGCTGGCTGCATGAGGAAGAAACCAAGCCGGACATGATCTTCGATGATCGTCAGGGTGTGGTTGATATGTGGCGTGAGGAAGGCATCAAGTGCTCTCAGGTTGAGCCGGGAGACTTCGATGAACCCAAGGCACCAGCTCGCCCTCGTAAGCCTACCTTGAAGGTTATGATCGGGCCGTCTGGCGCAGGTAAGTCTACCTACATCCAGAAGCGCTTTGCTGGTCCGGGTGTGGTTGTGCTGTCCTCTGATGAAATCCGCATGGCACAGTTTGCAACCGCTGATGACTTCGCTGCGGCTGCATATTGCCCGGCTGGTTTCAAGGCCACGTTCAGCGCTCTGCACGGCATCGCTAAGGCTCATCTGGATGGTGGTCTGGATGTGATCGTGGACAGCACCAACCTGAAGCGTAGGGATCGCATGTCCCTTCTTAAGGCCGTGGGTGCCGATACTGGTGATGTCAATGTTGAGTACTATATCATTGACCGCCCGCTGCAAGAGAAGCTTGACAGCTATAATGGATCGTGGCATACCAATTGTGATGTTATTAAGAGGCATCACAAGACGTTCGCTGCATCCAAGCGGGATGCCCTGAATGGAGATGGTTTGCCGTTTGTGGCGGTTACCGATTTGACAAAATGATTGACAAAGAAGTCATTCTTGATTATGTTCGGGAGAAGCAAGAGGAAGCCTTCATTGCATATGAAGAAGCTCATCACCATGCCGACATGTCTGGTGGGTGGCCTTCCTTTGATCACAATGTGCAGACCGCACAGGCCATTTACCTACACATGGTAAAGTTGGAAGAGGAGTTGTTAGAAGATGTTTCCGGTAATTCAGCATCTGGATGATGTCTATGATCATTTCGTAGGCCGTCCCGAGTTCGCTATCATGGACAAGGGCGACTACACGGTCATTGACTATGTGTACGCCGATACGGATACGTTTGCCAATGAGATTCTGCTGGAAGGCCGTGGCCTGAAGTTTGATCGTCATGGCTCTCTGATTGGCCGTCCCTTCCATAAGTTCTTCAATCTGGGAGAGAAGCCGCATACCATGCCGGATGCACTGGATTGGTCACAGCCGGTTGTGGTGGAAACCAAGCACGATGGCTCTATGATCCATCCAGTCTTACTGAATGGCCAGATTGTACCGATGACTCGCAAGGGTGACACCGAGGTTGCCTTGCAGGCCTTCGATGAGTGCGACGTTCCTTACGAGGAAATGCATCGCTATCTTGTCAATGGGTTCACACCTATCTACGAATTCGTTTCGCCTGCAAATCAGATTGTGGTTCCTTATGAAAAGCCTGAATTGCGACTGCTTGCAGTCCGCCACATCATTACAGGTACGTATGTGGGTCACGCCGGACATAAAAACACTCGTGAGATTCTCGACGGCGACTTCTGCCGTGATTCTTTTGTGTCCAAGATCCGTGACCTGAAGGGCGAGGAAGGCGTGGTGCTGGTTTGGCCTAATGGTCACCGTGTGAAGATCAAGGCCGAAGAATATGTGGCTCTGCATCGTAACATCGACACCGCTGCATCTGAGTCCCGGCTGCTGGAAGTTATCCTGTCTGGTAATCTGGACGATCTGATTCCGCTTCTGTCAGAGGCACGGGCTGCATGGGTACGTGAGTTTGCTGATCAGGTACTGGCTGCTATTGCGGTTGAGACTGATGCTATGGATGATACTGTTATCCGCTGGGCAGACAAGCCGCAGAAGGATTTTGCTATGTTCGTTAACTCTCACGTCAAGGCCCCTTTGCGTGCTGCATATTTCCGCCATCGTATGGATGGGGGATGTCCAAAGCAGCTGATGTTGGATCGCTACTCTCAGGTTCTGCGCAAGCAGAAGGATGTAGATCAGTATCGTGATATGCTGCTGAATGGTGCAACACTGGAACGTGGAGGTCTATAATGACTGACTATAATAGAATTCACCGAGATCGGCAGCATGCCATCGATGCCGCAAAGCGTGATACATATCTCGCTGTCGCTGATGTTATCGATGAGGTTCTGGATGAGGCTCTAAAGGAGCCTTGTCCTCCTCAACTCGTACCAACCCTTGGCAGGATTGCGGAGACACTTCGGGAAAATGCATGGAATGATGAACTGGAATAGGAATCCTAAACGATGAAAACCGTAGAAGATGATATCACTGCTATTACGGGCGGTAAAATCACTGAACTTGAACTGGAAGATTATTTCGACGATTTGTATGATTACTTCTGTCGAAGTGGCGAGATGCCTTATGGTACTGCCAAGGTACGTACTGGCGACCCATATCTATGGATTTATGATTACCTTGATGGCATGGGCCTAATTTCCTACGAGTGAAAAAAGTTCAGTTAGGGGGTTTACATAGTGCTTCTTCTTGGATATAGTCTCTTCATCAACTGAGGAGAGAAACATGTCTAAACTTACTGCTGCCGTCTTTTGCGTTAATGCTAACCTTCGTCGCCTTGAGGGTGAGCCCTTCATTCTGGACCGTACCTTCCGGGCAGGAGAAGATGATGCCAAAGAATATGTGGACCGGATGAAGTCCATGACCGGCTCTGCTGTTCTCTATCGCATTGAGACGTATGAGCAAGGCCAAGAAGTTCCACACCAGCTGTAATTAGGTGTTGACGGGGAGAGAAATCTCCCCTATACCCTGTATATCAACTGAGGAGAGACACCATGGAAAATCAAATCAACGAACTGATCGAAGCTATCGTCGCTGACTACGCTATCTTCAGCCGGGACTTCGATGACCCGGAAGGAAGCGTGCAGCGCATGCGTGAGAGCATCTCCGTGAAGGCCGGTCGTCGCTACATCAAGGTTATCCGTGGAGGTTCTGTCTGGGGCTTCATCGTCCCTGATGATCAGGACACCAAATTTCGCAAGGGTGACATCCTGATGGCCGCTGGTTGGGCCGCACCGGCTCGCAACTCTGCCCGTGGTAACATTCTGGACGGCGGCTATTCCGTCAGCTGGACTGGCCCCAACTATCTGCGCTAGGGAGATTTGAAATGAAGAACGTGCATATTGATGACGTAAGTGTAGGTGACACATATACTCTTGATGATGGGTTTACGTGCCGCCACGCTGGACGTGTTGAGATCAAATCCAATGAGAATGGTCAACTTTATTTCGAGTGTAATGAAGGTCGGCATTATCTAAACGGTCAGATTTCGGATAGCGGAATTTTGATCGGAATATATGTCGATTAGGGTTGACTCCCCCACTCAGTGTGGTATAAGTAGATCATCAACTTGAGGAGAGATATGATGTTTACTGTAGAAATCAGCTTTGTGAATTTTACCAACACCATCAACATGCGTGACTACGATGCCGCAATCGTGGTTGCCGAACAGGTGTTCAAGCATTCCAACGTTGCGCCAGACTCGGTTACAGTCTGGGACTTCGGTGAGAACAACGATCAGAACCAAATGGTCTGGTCCCGCACTCGTCGCTATGAGTCCCGCTCTGACACCAAAACTCTGGCTGAACTCTTTGCGGAATCGCAGGCATAAATGTCTAATTCTTTCACGTCCGCCGAGGCCTGCATGATCGTCGAAGGTGTCTACGAGACTGATGAAGACACCGTACTGGAAGCATGGCAGTCGCTGATCGACAGTGGCATGGTCTGGACTCTTCAGGGCTTCTATGGCCGCACTGCTACCAGACTCATTGAACAGGGCCTGTGTGAACCCGCCTAATGCCTACCTTTAGTGTCAAGAACTTTCCTGCAACCGAGAACAACCTTCGTTTCTCGGGTGCGGGAGAGCGCACCGATTACATTACATGCCAGCCCGGAGAAGGATTCCCGGTTGACACAGATACGACTCTGTTTCCACATCTCTCCTCGGTGGATGCGGGTACCCGTGTCTGGTTCACGTCACCAGAGCTGAACGACGCCCAAGATACAACCGGTATCTTTGGTGCTGTCTCCTTCTCCGGGCCATGTGCGCCCGAGGATGGCTATATTAGGATATCTCATATCCAAAAGCCACCGGGCAAAAATCAGAATCGTGTGGCTATGGGTGCAGCTGCACAGGAGAGCGTGAAGCAGTATGTCTTTGATGCTGCGAGTAACCTTTGCCTGAGCGCCGCCTATGTGGACGGTGCGCCTCCCGGCTCTAACAGGCCGGATCTGATCATGAACGTGGACTCTCTCCTCGTCCAGTTTGAGATCAAGGGCGCACCGTCCCTGACGAGTACCATTACACTCTTTGATAAATCTGTCCGTAGAGGACAAGAGACGCTGCTGGATCGCTTCTGTGGTCCGCTGGGGTATGACACCCTAGAAGAATGCGTAGACGCCTGTGAGGACCCGTCTGTGGGCTTTGCTGGTGATAACGGAGTCATTAAGTCCGGGAAGATGCCGGACATATTGAGGGTTACTGATGAAGAGCTACTATACAATTTCAGAACAGAAATCAAATCCCACTTCGCAGACAGTGGGGATAACTACTTTGCTGTATTCGATAGAAGCAGTTCGCAAAGCAGACTCTATCACACAGGTTTCTCGGACAATCCTCTCCAAGCTCCCGACCTGCCAAATCTTACGACATTCACCCTCGCTACCTATGGTGGCCCAAGTTCAGGTGCAACCAGAGTCGGAGTAAAGGTAAAATTCGACTTCTAGTGTTTTTGCAAATGATAAATATATCTGCAATATTACACTTGGAGCCACCAATGATCACCTTCAAAGAATTTACAGAACTGGACGAAGGGCTATCCTTTATTGGCAGGCGTAAGCAGAGTCGCCGTATGAAGCTGGCTCAGCCTAGAATGCGCCAAGCCAAAAAGCGTGCAGATCGTAAAACCGCCCCGCAGGACAAACTCCTGAATCGGGCTATGCGTCGTGCTCGAAATCAGGTTGCGGCTAACTTCCTCAAGGGTCGTACTCGTTCGTCTCTTTCCCATGCAGCCAAGAGCCGCTTAGAGAAGCAGGTGGCCGACAAGTCTGGTGTCGTGAGACAAAAGGCTAAGCGAGTCCTACCTAAGGTTCGTAAGGACGACCGCAAGTAATGAAATCTTTTTCTCGTTATGAAAAGTCACACCCGCAAACCAACCGGGGAGTGGTATTGACGTGGGGTAGATTCAATCCCCCAACTGTAGGCCATGAGGCCATGTTCAACGAAGCTGCTAGGGTTGCTAATAATCATGGCTTCGTTTTGCGCATCGTGCCTACACACTCGCATGATAAGGAGAAGAATCCGCTTCTCTATGAAAAGAAAGTTGAGTATCTTCGGACTCTGTTTCCCCGCTATGCATCTTATGTAGTCGAAACGGAGTCGAGAACCATCATGGACGTAATGAAGGAACTTCGTTCGGAGTTTACTGAGTTGGTAATGGTGGTCGGAGATGATCGTGTTGAACCGTTTACCCAGTTCATGAAGAGCACAGCCGAAGAATTGGCATTCTCGTTCTGGAAAATTCAATCCGCTGGTCGTCGTGATCCTGATGCCGAAGGTATTGAGGGTATGTCTGCCAGCCTTATGCGTGAGTATGTTACCAAGGGTGACTTTACGCAGTTCAAAGCCGGGCTACCGTCCTCTACGGATTCCGAGGTGGCCCGCTCGCTTTTCGAAGATGTCCGCCGGGGGCTTGGTATCCGAGAGAAGTATGTTCCGGTGGCTTTGGAACGTTCTGCTGAACGTGAGGCGTTCTATGCTGGTCAGACGGTATCCGAGGGTGATGCCGTTGTAATTGAGAAGACCGGCGAAAAAGGCACTGTTTGTTTTATCGGAGCGAATTACGTAATGGTTGAGTCTGAGGGGAAAAGAACTCGCTATTGGGCAAAGGATATAAAAAGGGCCAATGATTAAGAACGAACACAAACCAGCCATGTGGGATGTCCTATGGCAAAATGCCATTGGCGGTATTGCAATTGTAGATAACGATGGCACATTTATTAGAGCCAATCCGGCATTCTGTCGTATCGTTGATTATGCAGAACCAGAATTGCAAAAGATGACATTCCAAGAGATCACTGTTCCGGGTGACGTGGAAGCCGATGAAGACCTGTTCAATGAGGTTAAGTCTGGTAAGTTGTCAGGCTATGACATGATCAAGGCATACATTACAAAGCGTGGTCAAATTGTATGGGTTCATCTTCGTGTGAATCCTTTTGAGATTAATGGAGTATATCATTACTCTATTTCTCAGGTATTTGAGGTTCCGGTTAGCATTGTGCGCCAGATGGGTGTGGATGCTACGGGTGCTTCATATCGACTTGAGAAGGCCAAGGCGGGAATTAAAATTAACTGGAAGGTTATTCGTGACTGGGCTCCGATTGTAATTATGGGCCTTGTTGGAGCCGGTTATATTTTACAGCAATTGGCTCAGCAATTCCCAGCTGGATAAATATAGGGTAGAGAGGTATCTGTTCATGAAAAAGATCATTAGTAAAAGCCTTCACACTCCGATTAATGCGGAGTTTGTGAACGTAGCTGAAAATGCAGAGGGCATTGTCACTGTGGAGTATTACACAGAGGCACGTCAACATATCCCACATGCCCATTTTTCCGCACGTGTGATGACCGAGGCTACCTATGAGAAACTGGTTGGCCATCCGCTTGAAAAGCTGACTAAAGGTGGCAAGAGTGTCAAGGACCCACGCTCTGACAAGAAGGTCAAGAAGCAATCCGATGATGTTCCGGCTCGCAGCATGACTACTTCTGACGAGGTTATGGGCTTGAAGCCAAACGGGGACTACCCTGAAGTTGATTTGCGTCAAAGAGACAAGCCCAAACAGGCGGTCAAAAAGCAGACTAAGATTCTTAAAGGCACCCACAAGGTTAACGAAGATTTAGCGAACGATACTCAGTTTACATGGGCCGCAATTCGAGAAGCGTGTTTTGAAATTGGTATCGAAAAAGATCAAATTACAGCCCTACAGATTGCTCTTCACGATGATGCAGTAATTCAGGGTGGTGTTGGAGAATCTACGCTTTTTAAAGAAGGCCCCGAAGATTTTCAAAAAACCGAAGATGAGTATGATGTCCAAGATGACATTGATGCGGTAGATGACTCTCTCGGCACTTCGGAGCCTCAACCAGAAGTCTACAAAGGGCAATCCGTTAGTAACTTCCGTGACTCTTTAGTAAACCTCTCGGATAAGGAAGTTGCAGAGTTAGAGGAACTGCCACGGAATCGGCGTCTTAAGCAGGTGCGTGTTATGGATGGTAAGGTTGTCAAGATTATGCCCGCCACCGTCAAGAGTACGTTCCGTAACGGAAACATTCTTTATGCTGAAGTTTCCGTTGGCACCAAGACTGGCAAGCTCAAGCTTGCATCAGGCAATACGCCGCTGGTCAAGAAGTCCGAGACAACGGGCATTTACTATGCGATGAAAGTCGTTTCTTAATATGGAGAATAATATGATTGAAGCACCTAAGTGGATCAATAATCCAAAAGCTGATGTACGTGGTTGGCGGGATCGTCGTACTGGGGAGTTGCTGCTTGCCAAGCGCTTTACGCTGGAAGAAGTACAGGCGTTCGAAGATGCACGTGCTGCCTCTTTCGTGGCCGATGTAGAAGCTGCTGTAGAAGGCACTGATGGTGTCGTTCTGGTAAGCAATGAGTGGAATGGCGATGACCTGATCACCGTCATTGATGTCGTGGAAGAGCCTGAGTTTAGCACCGGCAATCCCGAGACCGGCTTCACCCTTGAAGACTTAATCGCCGAGCGTGGTAAAACCGCCGAGGAAGAGATTGCCAAGGATGAAGTTGCACAGGCTGTGGCTGAGGTTTTATCTAATGATGACGGAGAGCACATCCAAGCACCTGTCACTGCATTTATTGGCTTGGACTTCGAAGCCATGACTAAAGATGAGTTGCTAAATGTTGCTGAATTGCATAGCATCGAAGTGTATAAGTCTTGGACCAAAGATAAGATCATTGCCGCTCTGACATAAGCATAAATAGCCTCAGAGATAATCCTTTGAGGCTATACAATGCAAGTCATTGAAAAATTAACAACGAAGAACTTCCAGCTCTACGCTTTTCGAAATTATAACAATCCACAGTGTGTAGATCTTGATGAATACGAAGAAGATTTAAATAGATTTAAGTATCTCAAGAAACTATTGAATCGATATAGAAAAACTGGTGATATACAACACCGCCTCGTGATGAATCATCTCATCACTATTATCAACGTCTTCGGTATAGAGCCCGGAATGAAGATGTTGAAATACAAGATGGACGAAGATCATTGGTCAATATTAAAGCCATTTCTTTTGTACCTCTCGTATATTACAGTTCACGATTTACCGGGCGTTCCACTGGACCCATACGTAGTACAGGTGCTAAGAAATGAGAATTAACGATAAAGAAACACAAGCCATCGCAGATCTGTACCGAGAAATGATCGGTGAACAAACTGCTGGCAAAAGCGCACTGACTGGTAAAGATCTAGTAACTGCACTTGTTACTGCTTGTATGTCCAAGTGGTACGATCTGACTTCCAAGTTCCAAGCACGTCCTGAAATCTATGACGTTGCTCCTACGGATTCTAATGATTCCTACAATGTCATGAAGCTCAATCCGGGATCAGATGTACGTGACGATGCATTTGAAGCTATCGTGAAAACCACCAATGACATCGCAAAGGAATTGAATCGCCTCTTTGGTAAGGACGTGTTCGAGCCTCGCATCACCCGTCAACATGGTAAGCTTGAGGCTCTTGTTGCATTCTCATCTAATGAGGGCGGTGTATTCCAAGCCAAGGGCGAGGCCACTGAAGGCCACACCACGATCCATATCACCATGCCGAAGGAAGCTGAGCTGGAACGTGCTTTCTCTGCCATGACCGACACCCCGCACCACGACGATTCTGATGGTGCTGAAGGCGTTGGTGATCTAGACGATACCATTGATGCTGATCCTATTGCAGGGGACCCATCTCCCGATTATGATCCCGAGTTCGACGTTGCTTCTGATGCAAATCAGGATGAAGTTGATGATGAGTTTGGAGATCTGGATGGAGATCCAATGGATGATTTGAATGCAGATGAAGCCGATGCTGCATTTGATGAAGATCTTCCCCGCCCCCGTGGTCGGTTTGAAAGTTTGTTCCTTGATGCTATGGATGCTCTCTACGAGACACCGGGACCGGTCACCGAGGCTGTGACTTATAGCGCATATGCTAGAAACAAGAAGAGTGGCGAAGAGGACAGCACGTCCTTTGAAGCTTCTGGATTTAGAGATGCTCGCCGTCAGGCAAAGGCATGGGTTAAGACTCTTGGTCCGGGCTGGACAGTTGTTAACATCAAACAGGTTACTCTCGACGAAGATGCCGGATATCGTGTTCGTGTCAAAGGTAAAGATGGAGATAAAGTCTCAAAGACCTTTGCAAATGAAGGAGAGGCAGATAGAGAGCGTCGCACAAATCCGGATTTCCGGGGCGGTACAATTGAACCTGTAGAAGAGACTCAATCCGAAAATATCCAAATCGACACTCCTAGCGCCAAAACCTTCCTTGAATTTGTTGATGACAAAGAAGATGGCACACCGGGATTCGACCCCTCCCCGAAAACGATCCCCCTTGATATTGGTAAGGTGGAGAAACTTTCCAGCAAATTTAAAAAGTCTATTCGCAGGTGGATGGAAGACCCCAATGGGGGTAGAATCATTGGCCCAAGTACAGTTCACTCAAATGGGGTCTCTGTTGAAACAGCAACAGTTATTTTCCATTTGGATTGGGAGCTGTTTAAGGGAGATGAGTTTGAAACATTTGCTAGACAGAGAATTTCACATTGGAAAAAGTTTGTTGGTGGCGATGAAGAATTCGATGTAACCACGGACCCACTCGATAACAACACATATCGCCTTCGGGGGTGTGAGTATGACGGCTTAACCTTTGACGTATATATCGTTGATGGGTCTGATATTGACGTGCATATTAGCCGCATCCGCTCGTCTCAAGAAGTTTCAGAATCATATATTCAAGAGAATAATGAGAAAGTCACTAAAAAGTCCACAGTGACATATCTTCACGATGGTGATGAATATACATTAACAATGTCCACGAAAGTTAGTGGTAGAGGATATATGACCCCAGCTTGGGGCTTAGGTAAGGCATCTCTCGGAAAGCGTGTTGGCGATATCGTTAAGGTGGTTGGCCTCGGACACGCCAATCCTGAATGGAAGATTTTATCTATTAGTAACCCGGTAAAAGAAGAAGCTCCCACAGTATCTGTGGGCGGGGCTCAAGCCGCATCATCCTCTCCGTCTCCGGATGTTGTCCGAGATATCGGCAAGAAGAAAAAGAAAAGCAAGGTTATGCGTCGCAACGAATCTGTAGATTCTGAAATGGATGCAATTAACGAAGCCTTGCGCAAAGGACAATTCTAATGGGTGGGGGTGGCGGATGCTAATCCGGGCAATTTCTTGGGCTGCGAATAAGACTGGTATTGGGGCTATCTGGATTAAAGCTGGCCTCATTGCAGTCGTACTTAGCGCTGCTACCGCATGGCATCTTGATGCTGTACATGATGCACGCACGCTCGCTCGTGAAACTGCTGTGGCCGAGTGTAACACTACCCAATTGGAAGAAGAGCTGCGCCTTGCTAATGTAAAGGCAGAGGCCGCTGATGCACGTGCTAATGAGCTTGCAGGTGAGCTTGCTGATCGAGAGCGAGAAGCGAGAGAACGAGACGCATTTATTCACAATCTTCAATCCAATCTAAATGAATTCGAGGATGACAGTATCAGTGAACGAACCCGTGCATTCATGACAATTCTATCTAATCGTAGCTCTCAGTATTATGAGGATGACAATGAGGAATAGTCTAATCACTATTGTTTGCACAGCGTTTTTACTTACGTCATGTTCAACATTGGACGGAACACGAGATCGCATCGCCGAGTTTGTGGAGACAGATGCCCGTGCTAATGCCCCTGATCGTGTTCGACTCGTCCCCGAGTATGTGCCGATTCCCAATGAATTTCTAGGTGCTGGTGCGTGTCCACCGCCCGTGCAGTTGACTCCTCAAGAAATCGCCCGGATTACCTCTGAGGGCGACTACAACGAACTTTTCGTCGCCCCCCTGTATGCAAATAACGAAGAGTGCTATCTAAATAATCAGCGTATTCAAAGATTCAACGATACGCAAGTTCGTATAAATAGACAAACCCAAGATAGTCTGGATAAGCAAAGAGAAGACAATGACTAAGAATTACCACGATCCGATTGATGCTATCCGTGATCTTCTGTCTGAAGAATACGAGGCTACGGGTGAAGAAATCAAAGAAGATGAAGAAGAGATTGATTGGAATCGTGAGATTTGGGTCAAGGGAGGCGGTGGCACTTGGAAGGCCAAGCAAATTCGTGATAAAGTGAAAGAGACGGCCAAGAAGATTATCAGTATGGCCAAAGAAGATAGATTCTCTCCGTCTCTTGCATATAACTTGTATGCATATTCTGACACTCTCAATGACTTTGTTAACGGAAAACTTGATTCTCCTGAAGATGCGCTTGAATCATTTGAGGGGAATGAACAAGAGCTAACCGAGTTCGTTTTTGGGAAAAAGAAACTTCCGGTGGGGCGCAAATATAAGAAGCTGGATGATCTGGGCGATGCTCTATTCAAAGCATTTAAGGAATCCGGCATGGCCCCAACTAGAGCTATGGATAATCTTCAAGACAAATACTCATTTAGCTATACCAAAGGCGATGCTGAAGATGCGAGTGAGATTATCCTGCATATTACAAACGTTGCAGAGAGTCCTCGAAAGGGGGATCTGGTCCGTAGCTGGCGATATCCAACTAGCAGCGAAGATACAGGATATGTTGTCAAGCTTTGGTGGAGACATGGCAAAGTGGTGGTATCGGAGTACGACCACTCCTAATATTTAAATCACTGTAAAAATTTATTTACTTCTGGGGCGTGGTGTGATACCATGCCCCTTTCTATCTGTATACCAATAACAAGAGGCATGAATGACACATCCCAATAAAGGAGACGTGGAAACGCCCTATGAGATCGTTATGTATTCTAAAGATGGCTGTCCTTTTTGCGAGAAGGCAGTACAATTTTTAGAAAAGCATAGCATCGCATACGATGAAGTCAAGCTTAATGATGAGCAAGAGCGTAAGGAGTTTTACGAGCAAACCGGGACTCACTCTGTTCCGCAGATTTTCTACAAGGGGGAGCACATTGGAGGGTACGACGATTTAATCAAGAGGCAGAATTTTATTCTTGGTCCCCGCATCCAGCGCCCCCAAGAAGCATATGTGTTTGACTACCCGCAGGCTATCGAGTTCACTGAGACCCAGCGAGATGTGGTCTGGTTCGAATCTGAGATTGATGTATCCAAAGACATCCAAGACATCATGGTCAACTTCAATGACGCCGAGCGCCATGGAGTTGTCACGGTCCTCAAGCTGTTCACCCTGTACGAGCTGTTCGCAGGTGATGAATACTGGGGCGGGCGTGTATCCAAGATGTTCCCCCGACCCGACATTAAGCGCATGGCAGCATGCTTCCAGTTCTTCGAGCTTGAGTCTCACGCTCCGTTCTATAACAAGCTTAATGAGGCCCTACACCTGAACACCGAAGAGTTCTATACCAGCTACGTTGAGGATGAAACCCTCAAAGCCCGTATGGAATTCATCGATAAGGTGGTGAACCACCCTGATGACCTTGTGTCTCTGGCCGTGTTCTCTATGGTTGAAGGCGCTATCCTCTATTCCTCCTTTGCGTTTCTTAAGCACTTCCAAGCCAAGGGTAAGAACAAGCTGCTCAACGTGGTGCGTGGAATCAATTTCTCTGTACGTGACGAGAACCTGCACGCCGAGGGTGGTGCATGGCTGTACCGCACACTGAAGCAAGAGATGGACGATTGTGATCGACTAAACACTATCGAAATGAATCAATCTGATCGGGAATACCTTATCGAAAAAGCAGCCCGTGAACTGTACGAGCATGAATGTCGTATTATCGACATGATTTTCGAAGAAGGTAAGATTGAGGGCATCACGGACGTGCAGATGAAGCACTTCGTGGAGTCTCGTATCAATGAGTGTTTAAAGCGCCTTGACATAAAGCCAATCTTTGAGGTTAAGTACAATCCCATCGCAGATTGGTTTTATGACGGCATCAACAGCTATCAGTTCCATGACTTCTTTACGGGTGTGGGCAATCAATACAATCGTGACTGGGATGAAAGAGGATTTGAGTGGTAATGTCTGATCTATCAATTATTGACCGCCTACGGGAAGAGCGTATTGCTGGTGTAGAAGCCGGTGAAGTTCCCGAATGGTTTACCACCAATGGATATCAGATGTTTGCCAGCAAGTACGTACTGGAAGGTGAGACTGTCAAGTCTACCTACGAGCGTATTGCTAGACATGCTGCATCTTATTTGCCCGAAGATATCAAAGACGAAGCCAATCACAAGTTCTTTGAGATGATGTGGAATGGCTGGCTGGCTCTGTCCACTCCGGTACTGGCTAACATGGGGACCAACCGTGGTTGCCCGGTGTCTTGCTCTGGTGGCTACGTGGACGATTCCATCTATGGGTTCTATGACGCTCAGCTAGAGACTGCCATGCTGACCAAGAACGGCTTTGGTACGTCTGCCTATCTAGGAGATATTCGCCATCGCACTGCCCCCATCTCTTCTGGTGGCCATGCCAATGGCGTTGTGCCAGTCTTCAAAGACTTCGTGCAGGTTATGCGTGATGTGTCTCAAGGATCTACTCGTCGAGGCGCATGGGCCGGATATATTGAGATCGACCACCCGGACTTCCATGAGCTGTGTGACTATCTCCTGAACCACCCCGATGATTTGAACATCGGCTGGATCATCACCAAGGAATTTATTCGGCGTCTTAACGATGGCGATGAGGATGCTATTCATCGCTGGCAGAAGGCCATGAAAACCAAGTGTGTGACTGGCAAGGGATACTTCTTCAAGGTGGATCATGTCAACGATCAGAACCCACCTATGTACGAAGAGCACGGGCTGTCCGTGAAGGCGTCCAATCTCTGCACTGAGATCACGCTGCACTCTGATGCTGACCACACATTTACCTGTGTCCTATCTTCCATGAATGCCGCCAAGTTTGATGAGTGGAAAGACACAGACGCTGTGTTCTGGGCCACTGTCTTCCTTGATTGTGTGGCTGAAGACTTCATCAAGATCGGTGAGAATGTTCGTGGTCTTGAGCGTGCTGTACGCTTCACCCGTCGCTCCCGTGCACTAGGTCTGGGTCTGCTGGGTGAGCACACCTACATGCAGTCCAAGTCTATCGTGTTTGGTTCCCCGGAATACTTTGATACAGATGCAGAAATCTTTACGCTTCTGCGAGACGAGGCTACCCGTGCCTCTCGTTGGATGGCAGAGAAACTGGGCGAGCCTGAGTGGTGTCGGGGATACGGTATGCGCAATACTCATCTTCTGGCTGTTGCTCCTAACACATCCTCTGCGTTGGTCTGTGGCTCTGTGTCTCAGGGCGTTGAGCCTGTGGTAGAGAACGTCTACAATCAGAACACGGCTGCTGGTGAGATGGAGCGTGTCAATCCTGAGCTGCTGAAGCTGGCCAAGGAAAAGGGCCTGTGGTCCAAGAAGTTCGCTAAGGACATCATTGCCAACAGTGGTTCTATCCAGCATCGTGACGAGTTCACCGATCATGAGAAGGCCGTGTTCCGTACTGCATTTGAGATTGATCAGTACCTGATCATTGATGCTGCATCTCTGCGCCAGAAGCTATGCGGTCCAGTCATGCAAGCGCAGTCGATCAATTTGTTTTTTGATGCAGATGCATCTGAGTATCATATCAGTCAGGTGCATAAGTACGGCATGGAAGACCCGTATCTGAAGAGCCTGTACTACATGCGATCTAAAGCTGGTGTGAAGGCCGCACAGGAAACTGAATGTGAGGCGTGTTCCGGCTAACACTTGCGAGGGCTAGAAAACTTGCGAGGTATAAATATCTCTAGGAGAAAGAGATATGAACCTCAAAAGAATTTACGATCAAATTGTGGAGCGGGGACAAAATAGACCCGCTCCACAATGCTATACAGAAGACCACCATATTATCCCCCGATGTATGGGAGGTACTGACGATGTTGATAATATTGTCACCCTTACTGCCAAAGAGCATTTTATCTGTCATTGGATACTCGCTCGTTTATATCCAGAGAATGTCAAGATTCAATATGCATTTACATGTATGTCTATGAATCAGCCTCGCCGCAAGTTAACATCATTTGAGTACTCGGTTCTATCCGAAGCGCATGCAGAGCGCATGCGTAAATGGAACCCAATGAAGTGCCCTGATGTTCGGGCAAAGGTAACCGCCACAAAAAGGTATAAGTACGGTGGGGAGTGGAATCCAAATTGGAAGTTATCTGATGAGGGGCGCAAGGCCCTATCCGACAAAATGAAGGCGAATAATCCAAACAAGGGTGGCGCAACAAATCATACCGCATTTCCTGTAAGCGTAACTCTTGATGACGGAACAGTTAAACAGTATGATTACATGAAAGCCATTTGTGATGATTTTGACATTTCATATGCTACAGTAAAAATTGCATTCCGTAATATGATCGTATCTCCAAAGATGCGCCGTATGGGCATCGTGCATATTGAAAAATATTTGAAATAGGTGTTGACTTCCTCAGTTGGTGTGGTACATTACATTCCTCAACCGAGGAGAGACATTATGAAAGTCAATTTGATTATTGCGCTGAGTTTATTGGCATCTGTAGCCGCCTGTAGTCGAAGCACTGGAAGTGAGCGTGCTGCCAATCGTATGGGCGAAGAAAATTTCGTCATATGGACCGATCCATCTACTGAATGTGAATACATCATGTTTAGGCAGGGCCATGGGGGGTATATGTCCCCTAGATATGAAGCGGATGGCCGAACGGTTATGGGATGTCGGGAAACCAATTATGACGAATCATAGTAAAGATTGAATTTTCGATAAGTTGAGTCGTGAGAGGCAGTTGATGATGAATCGCTATTATGCGACCAAGACAGCTCCAAACACATGTCAGGAAGACGATCCTCTCACGGATGCCGAGCATATTCGTTGGATGGAAATCATCGTCGGGTTGCGGCAGGTATGGCGGGCGAGCCTTATTTCTTTGCCCATGTGACATCCAATGATCTTCAAGATGCTCATGAGTGGATTAGAGATATCTTAATCTAAGGGTAGAAATATACAATAATGATATTTTCACTACTCTTTCTTGTTTTATTAATAGGTCTTGCGATCTTAGAAAATAAAATTCGAACATCTTGCGCCGAACGCAAGGCGTTCTTGCTCGCACATGCTAAGGGGGATATTCATCTTATGAATCGTGCAATACGTATGGCAAATGCCAGATACAAATGGCCTCCTAGCGACGAAGATATTATGGTTGAAATAGATCGTATTCGTAATCCATAAATAGCCACATGACGTGGTTTTATAATAACAAAGAATATGCAGGCCCTACCAGTGATCTGGTAGGGTTTGTCTACATTATCACAGAGATCGAGACCGGCAAGAAATATGTTGGCAAAAAATTGTTTTGGTCTACCCGCAAATTGCCTCCTCTAAAGGGCAAGAAACGCCGCCGAACGGTTGTGAAAGAGAGTGACTGGCGAGACTACTTTGGATCCAGTGGGGAACTAAAGAGTCTGGTTGAAAGCAATGGCGGGGATAAATATCATAGAGAAATATTGCACCTATGCAAATCCAAGGGCGCAATGTCCTATTTGGAACTGAAGGAACAGGTTGAGCGTGATGTGCTCTTCCGAGATGATTATTACAACGAGTTCATTGGTGCCAAAATTCATTCCAAACATGTATCGGACCTGAGAGATGCAAACCTATAACGAATTCGCTAAGTCAATCACCGAAGCCTGCTGGAAAGGGTACGAGCGTACCCCCAACACAAAAGAAGGTGAGGATGGTTCCTGCCGCAAAAAGAAAGCCAAGAAAATGAAGGTGGATGAAGCCAAATGTGATGGCCCTACCAAGAAAGCATCATCTACGTCCAAGGGCAAGAAGTGGATGCAATGTGTCAAAGACCCTGATGGTGAAGGGTACAAGCGTGTACATTGGGGGCAGAAGGGCGTTCGAGTGACTGGTAAGTCTGGCGACACCAAGCGTAAGAAGTCATTCCGTGCACGCCACAAGTGCTCAACCGCTAAAGCAGGAACTGCAAGAGCCCAAGCTTGTAAGGATTGGTAATGCTGATTATCGAAGAAGTAGAAACTGGTATTGAGTATGTTCTAGAGAGCTATACTCGGGCTCAGCTGCTCGATATGCTCAAGGATCAGCCCGTGTTGGTTTCCTTCAAGAAGGCTACCAATAATCGATATCGCCTACTCTTTGGCACTCGTGATATCTCTCGTGTGCCTCCCGGAGATCATCCTACAGGAGCAGGCCTGCGGTTTAATCCAGAAGAAAAGGACATCATCCCGATCTACGATCTGGTTAAACAGGCATGGAGATCCTTCAAGGTTAAAAGAGTTCGTAAAGCTGAGCCCAAGACAGATGCATTTCTCCGCCGTCTTCTGAAGTCAAAGAAGCTGCAAGATCGAATTCGTTTGAAAAAATACAAAGATGATACCTCTAGACCCAATGATAAGAATGTCAAAGATTATAGGGATATGGCATCTGATATTGGAGTTAAATCGCCTCCACCCCCCGAAGAATTTACTACCGAAGATAAGACCATGTGGGATAAGATGGTCGATGTTTGGAAGTTGTTTAAGAACGGAGACATGGAGAGGGGTCCGTTTGAGCAAGCACTTTCTGCATTCAAAAATTTTCTTAGAGTAAAGAAAGAGTCTACTATTCATACAGTTACTGCATATGAAGTTCCTGTCCTATTCGAAGGGAACATGAAGCAGGAACTGATGGAAGGTGCTGCGTGGGATCGACTATATGCATGGGGTGAGCGTAACTATGAGAAGATTGTCAATGCTGCTGAGATGATCATGGAGTTTCTTCGGGGAGAAATGGCCAATTTCAAAAAGGCTGTCCCGAAGATCAAGGATCATGCAGAATTTCTAATCAACTTCATCAAAAAAGTGGTTCTCGGTCGGCCTGTGTCTAATGAAGAAAAGTCATTGGCCCTAGAGGTATTCAAAGAGTTCATGAAATATGTGGGGCTGGGGATTGTATTCATGCTACCTACGACCCCTCCGGGCTCTGTGGCTATTGTGTACTTCCTGAAGTGGATTCAGGACAAGACGGGTCTGCCGGTGTTCCCTAAGAGTTGGGAAGAAGAGCCAGTAGATACCCGCAAGCGTTTGGGATTCAAGGAGGCCCTACAAGAGATGGCTGCTGGTGCTGTGGGTGGAGGCGCATCTACCAAGAACAATTCGACGATCTTCCGTCAGAACGCTCAGCAGGCTATTGGCCGAATCAACAACTCTATGTCCTCTGGTATGAAGTTGAATCGTCTGGGTAAGACCAGTGGCGGAATTGCATATTACATCGGAAACAGCTGGTCTGGGGATGTGATTGTGTCTACTCACACTGGCCCTGACTACGAGGTTGCTGATGATCTGGATTCCGTGACCTTTGTGGCTCGCTTGTATGGGGAGGAGCACATCGAGATCAACGCCATGGAAACCATGTCCGTTCAACATCCATTCGTAAAGCCCGAGCTGGCTGGTCGTGGTATTGCTGCCGAAGTCTATGCTCTGCTTGCCCGTGAATTCAACATCGTGGCCGATAATACCCAGTCTAAGGAAGGTCGCTTCCTCTGGGCCAAATTGGTCCGTGATAAATCCTTCCGCTTCGTCTATGTCTACAACGAATCTGTTGAAGAAATTGAAGAAGAGATTAATGGCGATCTGAATCGATTCCGTGAACTAATGGCTCAAGGCGATGATGAGACACGATTTATCGGAACCTCAATGAAATCTGCTTGACAATGCGTTAACGATATGCTATAGCTTTCCGTAAGTACGGAGAATAACCTATGGACCGCAAGTATATCGAGCGCACAATTACTGATCATGAAGATCTTCAGTTGGTATTTGGATACCACTGGACGTATTTCATGACTAATCGCCACTTGCGTCTATTTGCGCTCGCAACTGCTGTGGCCGTCATTCCGGTCGTAATTGCAGTTGCGAGCATTTTTCTTTTGACAAGCTGGCCGTGGTGGTATAATGTACCTTCAGTGCTACTAGCTGTCCCTGTGTACTGGTTCTGGTGGTCATATATTACCAGCGACGTGCGTATCGTGACAAGCAAGAGAATAATTTTCAAACAGGGTTTCATGTCTCGGTCCACTAACGAGCTGAAGCTATCTGCTATTGAAGCAATAACCGTTGAGCAGTCTGTCTGGGGGAGAATTCTTCGGGTGGGTACACTTAACATCATTGGCCGAGGCGACGGTAACAAGCTGCGGTTTGTTTCTGTGGGGCGTCCAATTCGAACCAAACATGCCATCGAGTCTATCGACTGGCGTGAGGATACAAATGGATAGATTATGAATAATTTTATTGAAGAATCGGATCGTATCGATGCATTGTGCAATATGACTCCGATCCAGCGAAAAGCCGTTAGTGCTCAGACAATGGCAGGGATTATAATTGGGATTACCCTCACTATTCCAGACCTTGCGCCAACACCTGATGCTATGCGCACCCTCATGAATAGTGTTCTTGATGCTTCTTCTGGCCTTGAACTTGACAATGAGATTGCGAACAGCATTATCGAGTCCATTCAATACATTGAACGTGAGTAGTCATCATGGGTGTAGATGTAAGAACTGTTGCGTTCATCGGGGTGAAACTGACCGGCACGAAAGTTATTGACGCATTCTTTGACTGGGAAGACGAATTCGAAGATGACATTAACGAGGCGGGCGTATATACAGTATCCGATGGTATGTGTGGTGAATTTTGCTACATCGGCGAGCAGCTTCTGTTGACCGATGCATATATGGGAGAGATTAAAGAAAGCTTCCATGAGGAGTTTATTACTCGTACTTTCCTTGAAATTGGACTGAAGCTACGTGATTTGGACATGCCCGATATTATCCGTGAAGCGGTTGATAAAGAGGACATCCAGCTGCACATTTTCAATTGGTATACCTGATGTACGATCTGGACAAAGCTAGGAATCTCGGGGAAGCTGCCGCAAAGGCTGGCTTCAATGTAACTGCCTGCCCATATAACTACCGCTGGGAGTGGGAAGCCTATGATGCATGGGAAGATGGCTTCCTAGAGCATGCAGGACCCGAGCAGGAATGGGACGGCAAGGATTGGACTGACGACGATGTTTTGGCAATCTAGAGACTGGGGTCTGATTGGATATGTAAGAGCTACCGTGGAATGGTCCTTTGATGGAGATGATACCGGAGACCGAACATATCTAGTGTGGAAACTATTTGTTTGCTCAAAAACGGGCAAACGAAAGTATGAATTTAATGCTACGGGGTATATTCAGTATAAGGACTTTAGGCGGCAAAAGCCGGACTACGGTAGATATTATCCCCAAGTCGAAAGCAAGCTGATTCACTGGAAGAACGGAGTGCCGATAGACTTTGGAGATGCATATATACCCAACACACATGATCTTAAATGCATTTGGTCCGGAGAGAGATATGACTTGGGTGATAAACACACAGATAATGTGTTGACTCCTCCCGAAGACTAGGGTATACTCTAATCTTGGATTCTATGTAAGGACTATATCATGGGTAGCAGAGCAATTAAGAAAGAGCTGTTGAAGGCGTTCCCGATGTTTTACTTTCGGGTACGTACCTTCAAAGGCCGATACCGTATTGATGTCATGAAAGGGCCAGTGGATTTTAAGCCAACGAAGCGGCGTGTGTACGGCAGGGCATATCTTAGTGATTTTCAAATTATTGGCGGATCTCGTGCTGTTGCTTACAATTTCGAACGTGCAATGGGGGTCACCTCTCAGGGGGCAATGCTCTTGTCTCTCATGGCTGGCCATGCACTGCGTTATGCGGATCGAGTCGAAGTTGCTCTAGGCTCATCGGGTACTGAATATGAAGTCACCCATGAGACTGACAGCACCATCCTGATCAATAACCCGGATGGTAGCAAGTCGTACCGTGGCTATGACTTCAAGCGCTGCCGTGATACAGGACAGTGGCAATTGTACTATGATGACATGCCGGTTCTCTACAACAATGAGCTTGCCGAGAAATCAAGGCAGGTGGGCATCAACATCTCGTTTACCAGCATCCCGAAGATGAAGGCATTCATCGATAAAATCTGCGGAAAGGCCTTTGATAAGCGAGCCGCTGTGGTTGCTAAGATGGTAACAGCTCGCCATCTGTTTTCTGTTAATGTTGGTCGTGGCGAGTCTTGGATTTATCGTGGATTTACTATTGAGTGCGATTCTGCCGGATGGTATCAAGGGTATGATAAGGGCGGAAATTTGATTATATCAGAAAAATATCTGTCCTCTGCACTACATGCTATTGACAAGCACCTTAGGACTTCGTAGTATGTATTCAACAAAGGAGATCACATGTCTAACGTTGTTGCAAATACGATCCTGAACCAGATTGGTGGACGCCGTTTCATTATGATGACGGGTGCCAAGAACTTCGTTTCCAGTGAAAATGGGCTTACGTTTCGTATCCCGGCACGGTCTGCCAAGCGGGGTATCAACAAGGTTCGTATCGTGTTGATGCCGGATGATACCTATGAGATGCAGTTTATCAAATATGCAAATATGCTGGACAAGCGTGTGTCTACTGTGACCAACGTATACTGCGATATGCTGGAAGATGTTTTCGAGGCCCAGACTGGCCTGTTTACATCCATGAAGGCCCGGGGGTAATATGCATTATGGTTCGTCTAGTTAAGGATGCGTGTCAAAAAAGGAATATGTGATGATCTATCTTATTATGGCTTATCCCTTGGGAATGATCCTCACTCTAATCCCCATCCTATTATATATTGCCTTTGATAGCGTGCGTGGTTTTGATGTGGAGACGCCCACATTATTTGATGTGCTTATCCTTTCTGCACTTTGGCCATTTACTTTGCCAATTATGACTGGTTTGATCGTCTCTACTGTTCTTCGTAAGAAGACCCCAGAAGAAATCCATGCACTTCATATTAAAAAGTTGAAGAGGAAACCCATGAATGTAGAAGCTGCCATCGTTGTTGAAGATGAGGATAAATTAGTTACGGGGAGACCTCTACAATTCCCTAATCTGAAGAATTGGAAAGCATCCCGAGATCTGGTCCAGAATATCATCGACGATCCAGATGCATGTTTTGCGATCCATGCCCACTCTCACGGATACCTACCCGATGATACGGTTATGACCGTATATGCTCTTCAGTTTGTTTATCGTTCTGATAATACAGGCGAGGTTCTATCTGTAGAAACGTACGAGAAACATCAAGGTCCAAATACATTTCTTAACCGCACATGGGCTGAATAATGGAATGGATGTTTTTTATGTTATCTATCACCATGCTGTACATCAGCATGTCGGTGGAACACGCCCGCAAAATTCTTGTGAGTAGGGGAGAGTCCGACAGGGCTGAATATTTTCAGGCCAAGTCAAATTCATTTCTATTTTGGGCTCTAGGGTGGGCAATTCTTACCCTAGTTTCTGTGAACGGGTTTGTGGTCCCGATTACAATTCTTGGGGCCATCATGATTTTATGTTTTATAATGAGGTTATAAGATGACAGCTATTGTTTTCCTACTAATTTTTCTTGGTCTTGGTCACTTATACCTCGCCAATGAATATAGGACCACCAAAAACAGTTTAATTGATCTATACATTGCTATGGATCAAGACTCTCATATGGTATCCAAAATCACAAACTGCCATCGAAAGATGTTGACGAGTTATGTCTTTGGAGTATCATGTATTGTCATGGGGGTGTCGGTAAATCCGGGCGGATCAAACATCATCTTTATGACGGTATCTACTATTTGCATATCAGCAATGGTCTGGGCTGCGTTCCTTTGGAAGCCGAAATGGAACCCAGAGGAAGTTGAGTAATATGATAATTGTTGATTTTAGTGCGGTCGCACACTCCAACATTTTGGCAATGGACTTGCCGCCTGAGGAAGATATTCTTCGACACACTATCCTAATGTCCCTCAAGGCCATCTATCGCAACCATAAAAATAAATACGGTGAGATGATTATCGCCTGCGATAGCCGATCATGGCGACGTGACTTCTATCCGGAATACAAAGCCCGTAGACGAGCAGAACGGGAGTCTGGGGATACTGAGTACTGGGAGAAGATGTTTGGCATCCTAGATACCCTCAAGGCCGAAATTACGGACAACCTTCCATGGAAGGTCGTTGAAGTCAAAGGTGCCGAGGCTGATGATGTTATTGCATGTCTGGTTAAACAGACCCAAGAGTTTGGTTATATGCAAGAGGTTCTTATCGTCGGGGCAGACAGTGACTACAAGCAACTTTTGCGGTATCCCAATGTTACCCAATACTCCAATGCTACCAAGAAGTATGTGAAGGAGGCCGATCCTCTCTTCTGGCTCCATGAAGCTATCCTGACCGGACAGAAAGGCAAAGACGATATTCCGAATATTCGAGGCAGGGATGACTTCTTCCTGACCAAGAAGAATGGTGAGAAGCAAAAGCCCATCACACAGAAGTTCATTCAAGAAACATGGACCAACCGTCATGAACTCGATAAATACATGTCCAAGGATGAGTATCGCAATTACATTCGCAATCGCACTCTCATTGACTTCGCCTGCATCCCCGAGCAGCTACATGCTGATGTTATTGCCGAATGGGAATCTCAGCCTGAAGTCTCCCCCAGCCTTATACTGCCATATCTGATCAGTAAAGGCCTGAACCAACATATTCAAAAGGTGGCAGAGTTCTATCCACCTAAAACGTGAGGAATATAATGCAAGAACGACATAAACTATCCCTACAGGTCTTTGAAGTCCTGCAACGTGCATCCGGCCTTAACGACGATCAACAGGCAGAAGTGTTTAATGAATATCCGTATCCGGCTGTAGCTCAGGTGCTGCAAATCTATTTCGGTGACTTTGAATACAACATCCCAAATACCCCGCCGCCCGGCATCACTGGTGCGTCTGAGGAATCACATCCGACCAACATGCACAAGCTGCTGGGTACGTCTGGAGGACTGGCCCCGTTTGTCAAGGGTGCGGGCTACGATAACCTGAATCAGTTCCAAGTTGAACGCCGGTATATTCAATACCTTGAGGGTATCCATCCGAAGGATGCCGAGCTGGTCGTTGCCCTGTTCGTCAATGACGGTCGCTTTGAACGCCTGTACCAAATTTCTCAGGCTGCGGCTCACAAGGCATTTCCGGGAGCTGTACCTGCCCCAATGCCACATGCTATTCCTGAAGTTGTCCTGCCGCCTGTGGAAGATGTCACTCCGGTAGTGATCGAAACGCCCATCCCCACAATCCAAGATCAACTGGGCGAACAGAATGTGCCTGTTGAGTCGGGTATTGTACTGGCTGACTTCAAGGGTCCGGTACAATTCCGTGCCAGCGTTGATGCTGAGTATGACTTCTCTGATCTGGAACAACACAGCTTCGAAGAGTTGCGCCGAGCAGTGATGCGTGAGAACCACAAGCGGAAGCAAGAGGCCAAGTAATAATGTACACCATCATTGTACTCATCCTACTGGGCTGCATCGTGGCATGGTGTTTATATGCTATAGCTACCATTATTCCCTACGTGGCCATGGCACTGTTTGTATTGTGGCCATTCATTGCAGTAGGCTACGTCACAGACGTAGGAAGTGCACAATGGTGGATCGGTGGCACTATTGCCTGTATCTCGTGGATGGGATTAATTGGCTGGATAGGAAATATAATTGATTCAGAAAAACCGTCCCGACACGAAAATTATGACGACTGGCTGCGAAAAAACAGTGGCTGAAGTAGACCTCCAACATAAATATTGGCATGGCCCAAGAACAAGAACATAATAAGCCATGTAACCAAATTTCCGCCCGGAGATGTCGATTCGTCGTCAGCTTCGGGCTTTTCTTTTGTTTGGAGAGTTTTATGTCACGCATTCCCCAAGAAATCAACAAGCTGCAACGTGAGTTGGCCGAGATCGACGTAGATATCCGCAGAGCGGACAAGCGGGGTAACACATTGAAGAAAGAAAATCTTCTGTGGAAGAAGGGGCAGATGCTTGACATCCTGACAGAACTTCGATATTATTGCTAAATGAACAAATTTTTTATATCAGACCTACATCTTGGACATCGCAACATCATCAACTTCAAGGACGAAGCCAACGGCAACCCGGATCATCACATCCGGGTAAAAGCCGATGGTACACCCTTTGAGTCCGTTGAGGAGATGACCGAGTATCAGGTTGCTAAGTGGAATGCCAAGGTACAGCCGGGAGACCGTGTGTACGTTCTCGGTGACATTGCATTTCCCCGAGAGGGATGGGATATCTTCCATCGCCTCAATGGTGAGAAGTATGGAATCCTTGGCAATCATGACAAACACCAAGATATGTACAGTGAGCATCTGGCCAAGGTGCATGGCACACTCGATATGAGTGGGGCTGTGCTTACGCACGTGCCTGTACATCCGGCCCAACTGGAATGGCGATGGAAAGTAAATATCCACGGCCACCTGCATCAGAATCTGGTGCGGGACAAGCGGGGTAAACCCGACTGCCGCTACATCAACGTGAGTGTAGAACAATGTGACTTCACGCCTATCTCTGAGGAAGAGATTCTGAGCATGCTCAAGGCCCGTGGAATCCAAGGCGTCAAATTGAAAGAAAGAAACTAATCATGCCGATGTACCGATTTAAAGAGACCTCATCCGGCGAAGTCAAAGACTTCTGGATGAACATGTCTGAGCTTGAGGAAGAGACTGAACGCCTCAAGACAGAAGGCTGGGAGCGAGTACTTGTCGCCCCTGCCATTTGCTATACGAGTGAGATTCGTATGGGCAAACTTGATGATGGCTTCAATGATCGCCTCAAGGAAATCAAGAAGTATGGTGGTAAATCATCAACCGTGGAGACTAAGTAACTCCGCATCCAATAATAAGAAGGCAGTAAATGTCCAAAACCTCCGTTAGTAAACTTCGGCTTGAGAAGATGGCCGAAGTCCAAGCTCTAAACGAAAGCCAACAAAAGGCGTTTGATGCTTGGGACAATGACCACAACCTAATCCTTAACGGATCGGCAGGCACAGGCAAGACCTACATCGCCATGGCCATGGCTATCGAAGAAGTCCTTGCTCGCCGCTATAGGAAAGTTGTCATTGTAAGATCTGTTGTCCCGTCTCGTGACATCGGATTCTTGCCGGGTAAAGAGGAAGAGAAGATCGAAGTCTACTCTCGTCCTTATCAGGCACTGGCCTCTGAGATTTTTGATGATGATCGTGCAGCATGGATGAAGCTTCAGGCTCATGATAATATTGCATTTGAGTGCACTAGCTTTGTGCGTGGTCAGACTTGGGATAACTGTGTTGTCATCGTAGATGAGATGCAAAACCTGAATTGGCAGGAGCTTACTTCTGTCATCACTCGTGTCGGGAAGAATACCCGACTGGTGTTTTGTGGGGACTACTTTCAGTCCGATTTCACAAAAAGGAACCAGCAGGACGAGAAGAAGGGTATTGTGCAATTTCTCGAAGTTCTTCGGAATATGAAGAGTTTTGTAGAGGTTGAGTTTGATCATAATGATATTGTCCGCTCCGAACTGGTTAAAGAGTTCATCGTCACCAAGGACGAGATGTACAGGTCTGGTGATATTGAATTTATCTAGTTCATGTATATAATTGCAAAGAGAAGCCTTGACTTCTAATGCCCTATATGATATTATGAATTCATATATAAAGGGGCTTTGCTATGAAATTTATCCACAAACTCACAAATGTTGGATATAGCGATCTGCAATCGCAGACAGGTGAGGATGGCTTCCGCTATTATACCACTCCGAATGGTATGCGGATGCCATCCATTACCTCTGTACTCTCGGGCTACAAGCAATCTGTCATTGACGAATGGATTGCACGTGTAGGAGAAGAAGAGGCAGAGAAGATCAAACACGCTGCGGGGTGGCGTGGTACCCTCGTGCACGAAGCACTTGAGGACTATATGAATGGCACCGATCCAAAAGATATTGACCATTTGAACAATCCCCTGATCCTACATGGCTTCAATCAGATTCGAGCCAGTCTGGACAAGAACCTCACCAAAATTTACGGCATGGAAGTGCCTCTGTACAGCGACCTCCTCAACACAGCGGGCCGAGTGGATCTTGTGTGCGAGTATGACGGCAAGCTGACCATTCTTGACTTCAAAACCTCCCTGAAATCCAAGATGAAGGAGTGGATCGACTCCTACTTCATGCAGGCCGCATTCTATGGGCTGGCATGGGGCGAAAGAACTGGTGATATGCCGGAACAAATCGTTATTGTCATGGCCAATGACAAAGGTATCCCACAAGTCTTCGTTGAGCCTATTGGCCCGTGGGTATACAAGATGAGTAAGTATGTTATGAATTGGCACAAAGAGAATATGATATGAAAGAGCACTCTAATAAAAACTGGGCAGATGCTCAAATGAGCGGATGGATGGGAATGACCTTTGCATCAGCTTTATTTTTTGGCATGGTATTGTTTCTTATGGCCACTGGCGTCTTTCTATTCGGAAATGGTCTCTATTGGGTGTTCGACGGGACTTGGACTGGCACTGGATTTGGTATGTATCTTCGATTTTCGATCTTGTGTTGGAGTTCCGCAATTATCGGAGCAGGGTTTTTGTTTGTACTGGCGAGTATAGCTAGAATTATCGATCATAACAATGAAAACACCGAAGACCACAATTCGGTCACATAGAAAGACACAAATGACCCATATTTTGACCGACTGTGACGGTGTTCTATTGGATTGGAACACCGCATTCGATAAATATATGCTGTTAGAGCATGGTGCGGAAGTATTGAATGATTATACATACTGCATTGGAACTCGATATGGATGGAAACCGGAGGCCGGGATTGCCGAAGTCCTGAAATTCAATTCCACAGAAGCAGTTCACGATCTTGACCCGATCCCCGGTGCCGTTGAGGCTATGAAAGTCCTTAATGAGGCATATGGTTGTCGTTTTACTGTAGTATCATCTCTGTCTGACGATCCAAAAAAGCGAGATGCGAGAGAAAATAACCTTGTTGATGTCTTCGGTAATGTGTTTGATGATGTAATTTGCCTGAAACTAACCCGTACCAAAGCAGATGTACTGCGTGAATACCCTAGAGGTACTGTATGGCTGGAAGATCACGCTGCCAATGCCGCTATTGGACATGCACTTGGCCTCCGCAGTCATCTATTGGCTCATAATTACAATAGAGACGAGGCAACAGAGCTTCTGGTAGAAAATAAAATCGATGGTTATCACAATAATTGGCCAGAAATGCTATTGGCCATCATTAAGGATATTGAAAAATGAGAACCGAATTCTCAAGACTGGTGGGAATGATAGAGTTGGCGCACGAAATTGATCGCCTTCTATCTACGTTTGGTCTGACATTTCTTTCATTAGATATCACTAAAAATGCAGATTTGATCATCGATAACCCGCATCAATATATGCCGGGAACTGATCATCGAGTCCGTCGAGCAGTGGTTGAACTTGTTCGAGAATGGAGAGATCTACGGAGCGGAGACGTATAAATATAAGCTGAACACATATATTCATACGGAGCTACCATGGCCGAAAAATCAACTCGTCAGGAATACATTACACTGTTTACCAATATCCTGACAAAAGCAAATAACGTTCACAAAGTTCTGATGAAAAATCGGAGTAAACTGCGTGGCACTCACAAGAAATTCCTCGCCGAAGAGGCTTTTGATACCATTATCAGACAGCTTTCTTCACACCATGTTATCGTGATCGGTAGAGTCAACGAGTCCACAAAGAAAGAAACCCTTCTTTCCGATCCCGACCCAATTAAGGTACCTGAGAGGCTGAAGAAAAAGGGTGTGAACACAGCGGCCACCGAAGCTCTAGCTGCTTGTGTGTCTGCTATTAATAAGCTTCAGGATGCGATTCACAAAGCAACAGTATACTATGTGGATAAGACTCCGTATATTCAATCGAACCAGAGACTCGCAATTTCTCGGGCTTTGATCTCTACCGTACTGAACATTAAAGCCGAGCGTGAACATCTCATTCCGCCTACCAAACTTGACGGTAAGGTCACGGAAGAACTTCAGTCCCGAATTGATAAGCTAAGCACAATGATTGACGAAAGGGTTTACCTATCAATCGTCCAGCGAGCAGAGTGACATGATTCACCTCCTAGCATGTGTAAGTGAAGATAGTGAAATAGGAAAAGGAACAAAGGTATGGCAGTATGCAAATGTGTGCCGGAAGGCTTTGGTGGGATCTAACGTATCTGTAGGTCCTTACACCAATCTTGATATGTGTATCATCGGTGATGATACTGTGATTTCAATGTGGACATCTATCCCTCCCGGCTGGGAGATTGGGAAGGGCTGCTTTGTCGGCCCTTCTGTCATTTTGGTTAATGACATGTATCCCGAAGCATCCAAGGAAGGATTCAGTGTCGATGACATCTGGAACTCCATGGCCCACGACATGCGCATTGGTATCATCGAAGATGGGGCCGTAATCGGCGCTCAGGCTACGCTGATGGCCGGTATCACTATTGGTAGGGGTGCTATGGTATCTGCGGGCGCAATCGTCACCACGGACGTTCCTCCCGGCAAGATGTACACACGTGGGGGAGAAATCGTAGATATTCCCGATAACAGGAAGGCCCGTCGCATGCGCTGGGTGAAGAAATGATTAAGATCATTGTGCCGTTCTGGCAACCCAATGATAACTCCCTTGACTTCTCAGACATGTATACCGAGGAGTGGGTAGAGAAGCTTTACCGAGGGGTAGATCGCAACCTTGATCTACCCTTTGAGTTTATCTGCGTCACTGATCGGGAGCGGGAGTTCAAAGAGCCTATCAAGCAGGTCATGTTCAAGGACCCGGATAACTGTGGATACTGGTCTTGCATAGAAGCATTCCAGTGGGGCGGTCCTGCTATCGTCATGGGATTGGATACTGTCATCACCGGCAACATTACAGAACTAGCTCAGTACGCCCTGACTCCCGGTAAACTAATGGCTCTGCCTATCGATCCTAATAACACCAATCCTCCCATCGCATGCAATGGTGTCACACTTCTTCCGCCGGGGTACGAAGAAATTTACTTGACACACAACGGCGAAAATGATATGGAATGGCAGAGGGAATTCCCACATGTCTTCATTGACGATGTGTTCCCATGGAAAGTGAAGTCCTACAAGAAGCACGTGAAGAAGCGTGGCCTTGGTAGATGCTCCATTGTCTACTTCCATGGTAAAGAGAAACCCCATGAGATTGATGAAGACTTTGTGAGAGAGAACTGGGTGTGAAGGAATGTGATGAAATTTACAATGCTGATAAAGACAGAGGATGATCGCCAAAGGCTCAGAGGGTGCTATTCTATCCAAAATAAATTCAAAGACAGATGGGAGCATTGTAACGTGTTAATTAATATCACTGAATATCATTTTGATGATATTGTTCGAATTTTAATCGAATGTCATGGTGATGTATATTTAGAAGATGGCGACACTCACGGTTACGGAGCTGACACCCATATCATATGTCGGAAATCCGACAAGAAGCAACTATTAGTATTCCAAGGTGTTTCATGAAAGTATTAGTATGTGGCGGAAGGGATTTCAATAACTATGACTTCCTTGAACACGCTCTGAACGAAATTAGTAAGGAAGTCGGTGGCATCACGTTTATCGTCAATGGCGCATGTGAGGGTGCGGACAAGCAATCGTCCAAGTGGGCTGAGGCACATGGCATCCACTATGCCGAGATGCCCGCCCTGTGGAAGTATAACGGCAAGGCTGCTGGTCCCAAGCGCAACAAGGCTATGATCGAGTTTATTGATCTGGACATCGTGGTTGCCTTCCCCGGTGGCAATGGTACTGCTGACATGGTGAAGCTGGGGCATGGGCATGACCTAGAAGTAGTTGATCTTCGGGATACTAATGTGGGTGATGGGAAAGATGAAGAGTCCGAATTCTTCCCCAAATGGATGGAGCCTGTCCCTGACAATATGAATTATGATAAGATCGTTGAAGAGTTGAAGAAGCGCAATGCTGATATCCCCAACGATGATAAGCTATGGAATGCACCTTACAATATACCCACGACGAGGCCAGACTTGCCGGTTATGAGTCCTACATGGAAAAATCCATCTCAATTTCAGAAAAGTTTAGTTACACACATGGAAAGCAACATTAACTATCCCTCAGAATATACCGAAGATAGCGACTAATGTGTTATCGTATTGCAATTATTGGGAATGGCCCGAGTCGGGAATTATATGACATATCGGGTCAAAACTACGATGTTGTGATTGGGACAAATTTCCCCGCACATAAGGTTGACTTCTCAGCTTTCGTTGATTGCTATGCTGCCCGTAACTTCCGCAAGGGTGCGTCCCATCATCACCGTTTGGGTGATTTTAAGGTTTTATTAGGGCAACGTGCATGGAGACTTCTGCACAACATCAAAGATGTTCCCGGAGGATCTTCTACAGTGGCTGAATGGCTCATGGATGAAGGCCATGTAGAAGACATCATCACATATCCCGATTACGTTATGGGCAATGATGACAGCCAACGATTTATGACATCTGGGCATCTAGCCTTTATGTGGGCGACAGATAGCTATGAATCTGCCGATATAGATATATACGGATGCGATTCTGTATTCATAGGCAACCAACTGGTGTCTCATACTCAGCAGGAACTTAGTGGCAAGCCCCTTAACCGAAATGTACTGGATGAGCCTACTGCGGCTGTAAAGGTCTGGGTGGACTACTGGGAGTTTCTTCTAAACGATCAACAATACGATAAGGTAACGTTTATAGGATATGATGACGATCCGGACCTTATCATTAAACATGGAGATGTAAATGTCAAAAGAATTAAAAGACCGTCTACGGTACTTCCATCCTCGTGAGTTTCAGGGCTTCTGGCATGTCATGGATGAGACTCTTGTTCTCTTTCTAGATGAGTTTCGCCATCGGTGGGGCTCGTCCATTCGGGTGAGTACTGCATACGGAGCGGTAGGCCGATCACAGGGAAATGGATTTCACAATTATAAGAAACATGGTACTGTAAAGGCCATTGACATTCTTCCGTCTGGGCTGTATACTAAGGATGATGTAAATCGGGCTCTGGATATCCTAGAGGATATCGTTGAAGATATGGGCATTCCTCACTGGGGGTTCGGCCTGTATCCCAAATGGGCTTCGGGTGTTGGTATCCATCTTGACGTGGGGGACCGTGGTAAGTCTGATGGATTTGCTTCGTGGTCTGCCCTGCCAACAGGACCCAATGGCGAGCAACAATACTACGGACTACAACGAGGAATCGATGAACTCTGAACAACAAAAATTCTTTGAATCGCTGGACAAGAATCTCTACTACAAAGTTGAGGGCGGTAACTATACCCATGTTCAGCCGCATAACATGACCGCTGCTGACGTGCAGTATTTGATGGACCAGAAGACTGCGGGCCACAATATCCACGAAGGCGCTGTAAACGCCAACACGTTTCTGATTGGCTAATATGATGGTTCAGAAATTCGGCCCTAATCACGAAGGGCGTGATTTTGTTGTCGGTGATATCCATGGGCATTATACAATCCTCATGGAACATCTGACTGCTGTTAACTTTGACTTCGAAAAAGATCGTCTATTCTGTACTGGTGACCTAGTTGACCGAGGCAAGGAGAATCACAGGGTCCTGAAGCTAACAGGAGAACCGTGGTTCCACGCCTGTAAAGGAAACCATGAAGAAATGATGTTCCGGGGTCTTCTGACTCCGTTCCAAGATGCATATACCATGCACTATCAACAGAGTTATGGTAAGTGGGCAAGGCAAGAGACCTACAAAAGATGGGGGATGACCTATAGAGACCTGATAGAGTTCATTCGGGGGCTATGTCGAGAGATGCCTATCGCCATGGAACTGGAACATGCAAACGGTAAGCGCTATGGATTCGTCCATGCTGCTTGTCCTGACTTTGACTGGAACCGGGTAGACTCAGATGCTGATTTTGCTACATGGGATCGCCATGCATTTATGAGCGGGTGTTCCGAACCTGTCAAGAATATTGACTATGTATTCCATGGACACACCCATGCGTCTACGGAAGAGCCTGTCAAGATTGCCAATAGGATCTATCTTGACACCACGGTCTACAAGAACAATGTCTTCCATATCTGGGAAATCGGAAATGAAGATCAACTAACTAATAATCTATATGATGAGGTAAAAAGTGTCACTGATTAACATCGACTCTATTAAAGATAATTATGACGAAAAAACTGTGGCAAAAGCGGTTGTTATTGTATCCATCCTCAATGTCATTCTTTTCTTCATGAGTACTTTTATTGGCGGGCTCATGCTCGTTTTGCTGTGGGGCTGGTTCGCAGTTCCGCTTGGACTGCCCGCAATTGGAATCTTCCATGCGCTGGGACTTGGCTTCCTTGTATCTGGCTTTATGTCCGGTGCCTATTCTTCACTCACTCTACTTGTCGGCAACACTTTTAAAGGAGAAGACAGAATCGATACTGTGGTACGCAGTGTAGTTACTCGCCTTGGTATTATTGTGGCATATCTCTATCTGATGCTCGGGGGCTTTATCTTTCAACTCTTTATGTAAGGAACTATATTATGACAAAATCTATCGTATTCGGACTGATTCTTTTTTGGTGGGCTCTCATCCTTTCAAGCATCGCTGCTTGGGTGACACATGTTGTGCACACTCTGATTAACGGCGAATGGGGATTCCTTATCGCCGGGGCTATCCTTGCTCCAATCGGAGTGATCCATGGCTGGCTCATCTGGTTTGGAATCGCATAAAAATTTCATATCAGACACCCGTATACAGAAGGGCTCCCTAATCTAAATATTAGGGAGCTTTTTGCATAGGGGGAAATAAAATGGGCTTGAAGAAATTTTCAGTTTTTGTTATGATGATGGCTATACTATCGGCCATACCAAGTTGCTCGGAAGCAGATCATCGACCAGAGTATCAATTTCAAGATACAGTAAACGCTGTACTGGCAGAATACGATTTAGAGCCGGTTGAAGTTGTTTTTCGTGACCTAGACAATATGGTGGGCGCTGTTGAGTGTTTACCAACCAACAACCAATGTGATATTGTATTTGATCCATGTGTATTCAGGTTAAGTTATCGCTTACAGCAGAACATTGCTGTTCACGAAGCTGCACATTATGTCAATGCACAGATTAACCTCATGTATGATCATGGCCGACAGTGGCGACAGATTGTTAGAGGGGCGGGCCAATGGGCATATGTCGAGTATCCAAGCCGCAAAACACTAGCATGTAGGGATTGACATCTACTTCAGCTTATGATATAACTCCTTCTTGTTGATTTAAAGGAGGAGCTTTTCTATGGACTATATCGAATATAACGTTAGGGTTTATACTAACGGAACTAAGAAATGGTATCTGAATGGCAAACTTCATCGTGAAGATGGCCCTGCTATTGAGTGTCATGATGGAGATAAGGAATGGATTCTGAATGGCAAATATCATCGTGAAGATGGCCCTGCCATTGAGGATTCTAATGGGACTAAGGAATGGTATCTGAATGACAAACTCCACCGTGAAGATGGCCCTGCTGTCGAGTATTCTGGCGGAACTAATGAATGGTTCCTGAATGGTGTGCGCCATCGTGAAGATGGGCCTGCCATTGAACGCTCTAACGGAACTAATGAATGGTTCCTGAATGGTGAGCACCATCGTGAAGATGGACCTGCTGTCGAGTATCCTGATGGGACTAAGGAATGGTTCCTGAATGGTGAGCGCCATCGTGAAGATGGTCCTGCTATCGAGTATTCTGGTAGAGGTTTCGAATGGTATCTTAATGGTAAGCCCCATCGTGAAGATGGACCTGCTGTCGAGTATCCTGATGGGACTAATAGATGGTATCTGAATGGTGAGCTGTTGTCAGAATCGGAATTCAATGAACGGACAGAAGCACCGACTTGTGATATCTCTAGCCAAATCGTCGAGATCAACGGGAAGAAATATTCATTGACCCCTGTTGGTTAGAGATAAAGGATTTTTTATGTCTGATATTTCTCATTATGCCATATGGATTTGCCAAAGCGAAGATCGAGCCCAGCTCATTGAGGATGCGAATGAGTTCGTCAATGATGTTCCTTATATCAAAAAGATGTTTGGGGTCTTGGCCAACGAGGGTAAACTCTCACCCAAACAGGAAGAGTCTCTTCGTACAGTCGTTGCTTGCCGATCACTTTGCGGTGAGAAAATCCCTCAAATGGCCGAGTCAGATTACGTTGGCGAAATTGGTACTAAACAGTGCCTTTCTGGTTGGGTATTTTCGTCAGAAATTGTGACGGATAACGCCGAACTGAAGGTGATTACTAAATTTGTTACTGACGAGGGCAACATCATCGTATATGTCGGGCCGTTCATAACAATGTCTCTTGAAAAAGGCACCCAGATCGGGGTTTTTGTCGAGATTGCTTCTCACGATATTACCGATGGTGTAAAAGTAACTTACATCCATGACCCAGAACTTATAGATACCCACCATGAATGATGCAGTAGATTATGTATTTAGCCAACCTCAGATTCAAGACATCGATGTCTCGGGGAGCTTAAAAGTCCAAGGCGACATCTCCGGACCCACCATTGAAGAGATTCATAAGAAAATCGAGGAAGGGCAGATGACCGCAGAAGAATTAGAGTCTGCGGTGCACTACATCGTCAATATGGAACTGAAGTGCCTTGTCATTGATGTGACCATCGAACTTAACCATGCTTCATCTAGGGTATATAATTTCTACCCGAACAGGGATATCGATCCTCACAACGAAATGAAGAGGCTTGGCGATCTCATCGCCGGAGCACTTGCAGAGGCGACTATTCGCATCCAAGGTACATTCAACAACAGGTTAGAGAAACATGGGTACAACAGTTAAATTTGATGTCTTCGCCAATCGGGAACTTATGGATAATGCATATGAGATGGCACTCTATGAGAAATTGGTACTTGACACTCTGAATGAGAATGGGTATACATTGGAGACGGATGACCGTCTGCGCTACAATGCCATCCTCACTGCTATTGGAGAATTGGACAATGCCATTTATGCTGCCAACTACAGCGCAGACCAAAATCATAATGTCGATGTTCATCTTAGCATTCCAGCGCTTCGTAGTTTCCATGAATTCGCTGGTGTTGACGAAGTTACGATTAATACACGCTACACTGATCGTTTTGGTCTTGATGTCGGGACACTTCTCGATGATCTTCGATCCGTCACCAGCGAAGATGCACCAAGCGTTCACTAGGCCCATTGAGGTTCTAAACGTAGAGTATGAGATCACGCCTGCCCTGATCGAGTATGAGTATGAAGCACCGCCTGCGCCTGAGTGGCCTGAGCCGGACCTTACACGCCATCTTGTTGAGGAC